GTGGCAACGATTTGGCAACACTTTTTCATTATTCATAAAAAGAGAGCTAACTGATTTTGAGTAATCAGTTAGCTCTCTTTTTCTTTTTATCATTATTCTGTGCAACAAAGCGAATGTATCAGCATACCATGACTATATCTTCCACTTGATTTGTACTTTCCCGTGGCCGGCATGAATAGTTTCGATAAGGGCGTCAACCACTGAGATTTTGTCCTGAATAGATATATCGTCCCATTTGCTCATATAATCTGTGATTGTTTCAATGTCCTGCTTTCCGAACAGCGATGCGGAGAGCTGGGCTATTTTTTCTTTCACATTCTTCTTCTCTTCGTCCAGCGCCTCGATCCTGTTGTTCACATATTCTGCCGTCGCCGCACCGGCCAGCACCAGCTTATCAATCAGCTCGTTTATCTCTTTGTCGATCTGGTCCGCCCTGACTTTACACTTGGCGAGCTCCATGCTGTCTCCACTCTTTTCCCGGTGGGACAGACTTGCAAACTCTACCAGCTTCCGGCTCATTTCATCGAAGACGATGTCCTCAATCTCCCTGGCCGGGATGGAGCCGACACCGTCGCAGGAGGCCGACACATACTTGCTGTTGCAGATGTAGTATCTGGCGTCCTCTGTCCTCTTCCTTGGGTAGCTCTTGAGCGAGAGGGCGTAACCGCAGTCGATACACTTTATCTTCCCGGCAAGCCAGGTGTTCTTGGCCTTGACCGGCTTTGCTATCTGCCGTACATTCAGGCATTTGCGCCTGCATTGGAGCCAAGTTTCGGAGTCGATGAAGCCCTCATGCGGGGCAAGCACAAGCACATGGCCGTTGAGTGAGATTGACTTCCGCTTCTCTGCGTTGTCGCCCGTATACAGGTAGGCACCGTTCGTGCCGATGAATTGAGAAACGTCGTTGACGATCTCCGTGCCCTGGGATTGGAAGAACTCGTAGATGGATGTGTCTGCCTTGACATAGACAGGGTTGACTATCATTTCCCGCAGCCGCATCCTGCTGAAATTTTTGCCGTCCTGGTTTTTGATACCGCACTCTTTAAGGTAGTTGATGATGTCCATAAAAGAGGTCTGCGGCTCTGCGTACATGGAGTAAATCAGTTGCACCACCTTGATTTCGTCCGGCTTTATGACGTACATACTGGTTCTCACGCCGTCTATCACGGTGTCCTTCAACTCGAACCCGTAGGGAACGCGGCCTCCCATGTAGAACCCCTTTCGACTTCGTGATCGGTAGGCGTCCACAACACGCTGCTGTATCGTCTCACGCTCAAGTTGGGCGAAAATCATAACGATCATCAGCATGGCCTTGCCAATGGGGGTTGACGTGTCGAACCGCTCTGTTACCGAGACGAACTCCACACCGTACTTTTGGAACTCGCTGATTAGACCGGCGAAGTCGAGGACGGAGCGGCTTATCCGGTCAAGTCGGTAGACGATGACGCGGTTGACACCGCCCTCCCGGATCTGTGCCATCATCTCCTGGAAGTCGGGGCGCTCGGTGTTCTTGCCGCTGTACCCCTTGTCTCGGAATACTTTGTGTTCACCGAGGACCTCCCTCATGCACAGCTCGATCTGGCTCTCAATCGAGATACTGTCCTCACGCTCCACAGACTGTCTCGCGTATATAAAATCCATGCCTTACTCCTTTCGATGGTGCGAGCGACCGCGCATGAGGGTGGCCCGCCATTTTCTTATTTCTTCTTCTTGTTGAAGTATTTACTAAAGATGGTGTACAGAGATTTTTCAACTTGTCGTTTCTTCTCTGGGCGGTCATCTTTATGTATCGGAGTAAGATTCGTAATCAGAAATTCATCACCGTCATACACTGCGTTGATGTTCTCTGTCGTGTACTTCTTGTCTATATAAATCACCCCTTTTGAAATGCAAAAATGAGGACGGGCTTTTCACCCGTCCTCTGTTTGTGCTGTCGAATCATGCCCCCGTGGAGCCCATACCGCCGTTCCTGACGGCGTTTGCGTTGTCCGAGTATGTAACCCCATACGGGATGAAGATGGCCTGTAAGAAAGCGTCACCGGCCCCAATGACCACATCCTTGCCCTGCTTCCCATCGTTTGTGATTTTGGCGAAGATGTGCCCCTCATTGTCGGAGTCGTAGTAGTCGCTGTCAATCACGCCCATGGTGTTGTCAAGCTGGATGCGGTACTTGAAACCAAGGCCGCTACGAGGCAGACATCCAAGCCACCAGCCGTCGTCAATCCTTGCCCGGATACCGGTCGGGATTTTGACGGAAGCCCCAGGCGCCAAAGAGAACGTGAACGGCGCATGGAAGTCATTCCCTGCGGAACCGCTCGTCGCCCTCGTTGGAAGCTCGATGGCGTCATACATCATGTGGATCGCGTTGTCGTCGTAGGTCAGGTCAAACGTGTCCCGCATAGCTTCAAGGAACTGCTCGTAGCTTACTTTCTCAAAATCTCCTGCTCTAACCATATCTTTTTCCTTTCATTCAATAGTAATTGCGCTGCGGCAACCATTCCATACTGTCTTGGCAGCGTCGATGATTCTTTGGTTGGAGGAACCCCTCCACTTTAAGAAGAGGTCGGCCAAGTCCATACGGAACGGGCCGTCCACCACAACGTCACAATGTGCGAGGAGGCGCATCGTGAGCGCCTTGTGCCTGGACTCACCAAGCTCGCACGGTTTATCGAAAACATCTTCCCAGACATGACCCGTCCACAGCCACACATTCTTTCCAAGCCTGTGCGTCATGTCGCAAAGTTCAATCATGGCGAGAAGGCCATCATTATCCTGGTCTAACGGTTCTCCGCCGAGGATGCTGAGGCCAGTGACCACGGGGTCTTTCAGCGTTTCTTCGATTTCCTTGATTGTCTGCTCGGTAAACGGTGTGCCGAAGCTGAAATCCTGCGCCTCCGTGTTGAAACACCCAGGACAGTGGAGCGTACAACCGCTCACGAAGAGGGAGGTGCGGACTCCCTCTCCGTTTGCGATGTCGTGGGTGCGGATTTTTGCGTAGTTCATTCCTCGCCACCAAGGTGGACGTAGCGCTCTTTGATTTCCTGCGTGCGCCCCTGGTTCCAGTCGTTCAAACCGATGTAGCCGCAGGTGCGGCGGGCGATGTTCATCTGGCTCTTGTCTGTGTTCCCACAGTTTGGGCACCGCCAAATCAACTTGCCCCGTCCATCATCCACCACTTCGATTTCCTTGTCCCAGCCGCACACTTGGCAGTAGTCGGATTTCGTATTCAGCTCTGCGTACATGATGTTATCGTAGATGTACTGGATCACGGTCAGAACTGCGGGGATGTTGTCGGACAGGTTGGCGACCTCGATGTAACTGATAGCTCCGCCGGGTGACAGGCGCTGGAAGTCAGACTCGAATTTCAGCTTGGTGAAGGCGTCGATGGGTTCTGTCACATGGACGTGGTAGCTGTTGGTGATGTACCCCTTGTCCGTAATGCCCGGAATGACACCGAAACGGTTCTGCAGGCACTTTGCGAACTTGTATGTAGTTGACTCAATGGGCGTCCCATAGAGGCTGTAATCAATGTCCTCGGCCTCTTTCCACTGCTTGCACTTGTCGTTCATGTACTGCATGACGGCGAGGGCGAAGTCCTTTGCCTCCGGGTCTGTGTGGCTCTTGCCGGTCATGGCCTTGACACACTCGTAGAGCCCGGCGTACCCAAGGGAGATGGTGGAGTAGCCGCCGTGGAGCAGCTTGTCGATGGTCTCGCCCTTCTTCAATCTGGCAAGAGCGCCATACTGCCAATGGATGGGAGAGGCGTCGGACAAAGTGCCGCTCAGACGCTCGTGACGAATCTGGAGCGCCCTGTGGCAAAGCTCAAGCCGCTCGTCGAAAATCTTCCAGAACAGGTCGTAGTCGCCGTGGGCTGACAGGCCGACATCGGGGAGGTTGATGGTCACAACGCCCTGGTTGAAGCGGCCATAATACTTTGGCTTGCCCGGCTGGTAGTTACCGGCGTTGGCGATATTGTCCCACCCGTTGCCGGTGCGGTCGGGGGTGAGGAAGCTGCGGCACCCCATGCAGGTGTAGCAGTCGCCGTTGCCCTCGGTTTCTCCCTTGGACAGCTTGTACTCGCGCATCTTCTTTTCGCTGATGTAGTCAGGGACGAGCCTCTTCGCACTGCACTGAGCGCACAGCTCGGTCAGATACCAGTAGGGGGAGTCCTCATGGATGTTGTCCTCCTCCAAAACATAGATCAGCTTCGGGAACGCGGGCGTAATCCAGATGCCTTTCTCGTTCTTGACGCCCTCATAGCGCTGGCGGACGACCTCTTCGATAATCATGGCAAGGTCTTTCTTGGTCTGCGGGTCGCTGACCTCGCCAAGATACATGAACACGGTGATGAACGGGGCCTGTCCGTTCGTGGTCATCAGTGTGATGACCTGATACTGGATGGTCTGCACCCCGCGCTTGACTTCCTCGCGGACCCTGTCCTCCACAATCTCGGAGATAACGGCCTCCGGGTCTTTGAAGTTGTCGGGAGAGCTGATTTTGAGGAACTCCTTTTCGACCTGCTGTCTGATTTTCTTGCGGCTCACCTCAACAAACGGAGCCAGGTGAGCAAGGGAGATAGACTGGCCGCCGTACTGGTTGCTCGCCACCTGAGCGATGATCTGCGTGGCGATGTTGCAGGCCGTTGAGAACGAATGGGGCTTCTCAATCAGCGTGCCTGAGATCACCGTGCCGTTCTGGAGCATATCCTCCAGGTTCACAAGACAGCAGTTCATGGAGTGCTGAATGAAATAGTCGCTGTCGTGGAAGTGGATGATGCCCTCTTCATGCGCTTTCTTGATTTCCTCCGGGAGCAGGAGCCGGTTGGTGATGTCTCTGCTGACTTCTCCGGCAATGTAGTCCCGTTGTGTGGACAGAATGGTCGGGTTCTTGTTTGAGTTCTCTTGGATAACGGTCTCGTTGATGTTGTCGGCGATGGAGAGGATTTTCCCGTCGATGGTGCTGGCGTTCCGCAGAAGCTCGTGCTCATAGCGGTACTTGATGTACGCCTTTGCGACGATGTACTCGCCTTCCTTCATCAGTTCCGTCTCCACATCATCCTGGATCTCCTCGACGGAAATGGTCTGATTGCGCTTCTTGTACCTCGATTGCAGACGGGCGGTGATTTTCTTGGAGATTTCCTCTTTATCCCCAACGCTGTTCAGCTTCTCGACCTCTTCAAACGCATGGAAAATCGCGTTGTAGATTTTGGACTGGTCGAAGTCCACCTCACGCCCATCTCTTTTAATTACTACCATACATGACCCCCTTCTCAGATAAACTGCAGATAAACCGATATACGTCGCTCCAATCCATGGCCCGTACAGCGCCTATTTCTTCGGCGTTGACCCACTGATTATGAGGTGCATCCATCAAAATCTTGTGGTATTCGCCGTCTACGAGGTTATGTACGCCATCATCAACGAGGACATCGCCTCGGATCATCTGCTTTTTTGATGCGATTATCACATTGTCCCAGGTAAGATAGGGGAAGTATTCAAACAGGACTCCCTCCATCTTTGCGACAATGGTTTTGTAGTGAGAGGCTGTGACGACGAACACCTCATGCCCGTCGTCAATCAGCTTCTTGACGTACTCCTGTGCGCCACGCTTGGGCTTCACATAGCTCCACAGGCCGTCGTCTAACAGAGCGCCATATACGTCCTTCGGAGACACGTCTGGGAAGAAATCTGTCATTACCCATCCTTTGATGTCGCCAGGACGCACATCGCACCCAAACTTTTGATTGAGATACTCCACCCAAGCTGGGAGCAATTCTTCTAATACGTCGTCCATATCAATCAGGACGGTCAACTTTCGCATATCTTTCTCCTTTAATCCAGCAGGTCTGCCATGGCCGCCGTTTCGCTCCGCTCCGTCTTTAAGAGCTTGACGAAACCGAACCTCGGATGCCCCTTCAACCTGTCAACCGCTGTCATCAGGCCGTTGTTCTGGCTGAATACGGCTTCATCGACCTGCTTGTAGTCTCCATTGATCCAGAGTGAAGAACCCTCTCCAACTCTGCCGAGCAGAAGCTGGATATGTTCCTTTGTCATGTTCTCTGCCTCGGAGCACATGATGATTGAGTTCTTGATGTCCCGCCCTCTGATAAACCCAAGATGCACCAGCTCGATTTTACCCTGGCTTATCATCAGCTCCAGGCTGTCTACGCCGCCAAGGTGGTCTGCCAAAGGCATGGCGAACGGGAGCATCTTCTCTTTATAGTCTCCGGGCAGGTGTCCGATTGGCTTTGAGTTCTTGACCTCGATGTTGTTCCGCACCCATACGATCTTATCGAACTTGCCTTTCTCAATCAGGTCGATGGCGGCAGACGACATGAGGTAGTCTTTGCCGGTGCCAAACTTTCCGACAAGAATTTTCACCGTGATGTCGGGGCAGTACAGGAGGTCAAGCGCCAACTGTTGCTGCAGGTTTCTTGGCTTGATTTTCCCCAAGAAGCGGCTGTTGATTTGCTTGAAAGAAGCGCGGACGAACTCGGAGCCGTTCCACCTGTATTGGTCGATGACCTGCTCCTCGCTGTTCTTGATGACAAGGTACTCGTTTGTCAGGCATCCCAAATTTCCAAACGCTTTGTTATCCGCGTAGAATGCCGCCATCTGTTCTTCCGGCATGACAACCTCGCGGAACCCAAAGTATTCATCCATCAATGACCCCTCCTTACACGATCTCGTCAATATCGCAATCTTCTCCGATAATGTAATCAACGAAGCCCTTCTCTTTTGCCTCGTCGCTGAACAGATACCACTCGACCCGGAGCTTGCTGTCGTATTCCTCAGAGGACAGCTTGCTTCTGGAGAGGATGTACTGCTTGACACGCTCTTCGACACGGCCATTGAACTTCATCTGGTCTTGCGCTTTTGCACCTGAGTTGTAAACGAAGTTAGAACCGTCGTGCATCAGGTATTTTGAATTACGCATGGCATAACGGCGATGGCCCGCAAGCCCAATCAGGAACCCCATGGAATACTGATAACCGAGGTTAACGGTGTAGACGGGCGTTTTGCTCGCCATGATGGCGTCAATCAGCTCAAACCCGGCGTCAACCTCGCCGCCGTTGGACGCTATGTACAGCAGGATCGGCTTCCTATCCTTAATCTCAATGCCGGCATCCTCCCGGTTGTACTGCAGAATGTTCTTCACAATGTCGTTGACAGTTTCCTGGCAGACGTCAGAGTTCAGATACAGCTTCCGCTGCTTCAAATCTTTAAGGTAGAAGATTTCATCGACCATGCCTCCAGAAATCAAAATCTGTTCGGCATCAATCTCAATGTCGTAGTATCCTCCGCGACAATTCATGGTTCGGTCCTCCTCGTTGTTAGTTTTTTACTTTGACATACGCCACACCGTTTCCTGGTGAACACCGTTGGTTTCCACAATCCAATCGACGATTTTGCGGTGCAGGCCGTCAAGGTCTCCGCTGTTCTCGATGTATTGGTCAGGTGGATAGCCGTCGAGTGCTGTCTCAGATGGGTGGTTCTGCTGTTCCTCGGTCAGAGGGCTGTCGAAATTCGGGCGGACCACACGAAGGTGTGTGACGTCGAACCCGTGGTCTCTCAGGTACTCCAACTCGTTTGGAAAGCGGCAGTCGGGAATGATGGCGTAGTCCCAGTTGTCTTGGAACAGCTCCAACACGCTCCCGATGAACTCGACCCAGTAGTCCGGCCTCTTCGCCCGGATAATGTCCGTGCCGACGTACTGCAGGATGTGCCGCCCGTATTCATCTTTGACGCCGTTCCAATCGAAGAACGACTTGCATATGTATTTCAGCAGGTCGGCGTAGTGCGTGGTCAGCACGCGGTATCCGTCCGCTTCAAGCTCTTCCCGCAGAATGGCTGCTGTCGTGTCTTTGCCGTGCTGTGCCTTGCCAGAGATACAGATTACTTTCATGCCACACCTCAATTCTTGATTTCCAGCAGAAGCGTGCGGTTGACGTACCCCTTGGTGGCGCTCTCAAGCTGGTCTGCCATAGACTCGACCGCTGTTTTGACCTCCGGGTTTGCCCCGCCGTTGGCATTACGCTCCTTATACACATGGGCAAACTCTGTCAGGTTGATGCGGAAGATGAAGTTGGACGGAATGGAGAGCATATAGAGGCCGCGCTTGGCGTCTTTGTTGTTCTCCATTCCCTTAACGATGTAGCCGTTGGCCGCCCGGACATAACTGCGCCCCTCATATTCGATTTCATCGGGCGTCTTGATGCCGAGGTATGCAAGAGCCACATCGGTTGGGATGATTTTGTCGGCGTAATACTCGGACACCTCTCCCTGAGAGAAGTCCGCGAGCCGTGTAGAAGAACGAATGATGCGGTTGTTCATCCGCATGGCGTGGGAGTCAAGGTCGTCCTGACCGGCACGGTGCAGGCCGTACACAGAGAATGACAGGTCGATGAAGCGGAGCATGGTGATGTGGTGGACGCCCCACTTGAACAGCTTTTTCAGCCAGTCGTTCAGCTTCTCTGACAGGCCAAGCAGCGCACCAAGGGGGATGTCGCCGTAATAGTTGCTCGCAGAATACTGCAGGACTTCGCTCCTGACCTCCTTCTCCAACTCTCTGGTGAGAGTCCTCTTGGAGAGGAACATGGAAATGATCGCGTCATCAACACCGTCGATTCTGTTCAGATAAACTTTCATTCGATACCTCAGCTTTCATAGGGGCTCTCCATGCTGTAATCCCATGTTGAGCCGCCACGGAATTTGTTACGGAAATAGTTGTGTTCTCCATCACCGGAGAAAAATGTGTAGTCTGGAGGCAACACCCTCCCGACGGCTTCTTTTCCGTTTCGTTCTGCGTTCCACCGGCTGAGCACATCTTCCGCGAGTTCATAAAGAGGTGCTTCTACCGGGGCGTCCTGGCGGTACGCGAATTGATGGTCTGCCGTTACGATCTCGGTAACAGTGCTCCCATCAAACTCTTTGCTGTCTACGCGGTTGCAGACTGTCCAGGCCACACAGGCTTTTTCTGTGTCGCTCGGAACACCCCCGCACTCCCGGTATAGCAGCTTTGCCACCATGACGACCTCTTCCTCGGTGTAATACAAAATCTCCGCTTCCTCGAAGACTTCGTTGGGTTCGATTTCTGCTTTAACTTCCGGCGTTGGCAGGGCGGTGCAGGCGTGTGTTGCCTCATAAGGAAGCGTGACCGCCACCGCATCGACCAACTCCTGCTCGCTGTCGATCACTGTCCCGTCAACAACAAGAACGAAAGACGACAGGATAATGACCAAGCAGAGCAGAGGGCCTAAAATTAAAGTCCGTTTCATTGTGGATACCTCCAAACTGTTCCGGGCAATAAAAAGGAACGGTGTGAAACACCGCCCTTTTTACCGCTCAGATATTCCTATGTTGCGCTTTTGAGCACACGGTAGCTGTTCAGGTACTCGTCAAGTTCTGGAGATGGCTGGAACTCCTCCTGCCTCGCTTTCTTTGCCGTAAACCTTGGCTTGCTGTTGTCAGTGATGCTGAACCACGGTGTGTTGTCCCACGAATAATTCCACGGAACTCCGTAATAAGTGGTGGGAGTTCTGAGCCACCAGCCCTCCCCTCCGGCAGAACCGGAATCCGCCATTGTACCCAAATCGGCGGTCGCGTGTGCCTCCAAGTATTTATAAAGCTCGGTCGATATCATATAGCCAGTCTCCTCCACTTTAACTGCAGTGGCTTGTGGTGACGCTGTTACTTCGCAGACCCTCAACAACCTTTCATCTTCTATGGCGTAGTCTCCATAGTGGGCTGTGTAGCCGCCGGAATCAATGGGGACGCCAATGTGTGCGACTTCACAGAACCCCTGGACGTCATCATTTCGGATCACAACGATGTTCAGCCCGCAGTATCTTCCGACGAGTCCGTTCCAACCGAGTTCGTTCCCGTCACGAAATGCGACTGTCAGGTCGGACCCGTGAGATAACCTCACCAGATGGGATGCAACGTCCTTCGATAAGACCATACAAAGATTGTTGATGGACGCACCCTGCGCCACAAGGTTGTTCGCACGTTCCATCGCCCTGGCGGCCATAGCTTCGTACTCAAACTCAAAGGCTGTTGGCTGCGTCACATTACCAATCTCTGTCCATTCACCGCCAGCAAAAGCATACAACTTTCCTTCGTTAAACATGATGTCACCGTTATGTATTTCATTGTGGTTGGAAGGGGCACACATCCTGTAACTGATGCTCTCCAACAAGACGCACCTCCCCAACAACCGGAGATATGACGCACTCGTCTACGAGCCTGTCGAAGCAGTCACAGCAAAGCTGCAATTCTACTTTGCTGAGGTCATACTTGCTCCCGTAGCCGACCGCTTTATGTATTTTGAAGTCCTCCTGCAAGTCCCACTCGTCGAGCGGCTTCCCGCAGTGGTTACAACGCTTCACGTCGGACAAACTCACACCTCCTGTGCATAAAAGCGTAGTTTTATATCATTTTAAGTGGCTTAACCAAGCCGTTTTCAGATGGGCTTTTCCTCTTGATTGGTGCTTGTGACGTAGTATGGGCCGCTGTTAAGCGGAGAATAGGGTGTTTGGGTCCATGACGGGACGTAAATGGTGTCGTCTTCCTCCTCTGTCTCGGTCACGGTTTTCTTGGTGACTTTCCCGTCCTTGTCATACTCATAGACGGTCTCTGTAATCTTACGCTTCGTCATACGCCGCTCCTTACTCTCCGCCCTCGATCAAAGCCTCGACCTCCGCGACGCACTCCTGGCAGAGATCCTTCTCCCAGATGATGTCGTTCATGCGTGGGTCGTCGCACCGGTTCCTGCAGGACTCGTCCTCGTCATGCCGGCGGCGGAGAGGGCGGGAGCAGGTGATGGTACGCACCTGCCGGGGGTCTTCGATGGTCTTCTTGCACTTGTCACAGATGATGCACTTCATAGTGGACTCCTTCTTTCTAATAAATTTTTTCATAGGCCGTCATTTTGAAATATTGTCCATTTCGCTCGTAACCTCTGCAATAAATAATGTCGCCCTCCTTGACCGGCTCCTTATTGTAGATTTGGTTGACCACGGTGAACCTGCTTTCCTTGCCGTTGCCTATTGATTTTGTGAAGACACTATATCCAAACTGCACGTTGTCTTTCTTCCGATAGAGCGGTGCGGTTTTGGTTATGTATAGCTTCGGCCTGTCCGCGTCCTTGCCGGACACATAGCCGATATAGCCCATGACATCATAGAAGTTCCTGACCTTGATGATGTCGCTCAGGTCGTCCATGCCCATGGCCTTGACAGCGGCCTCTGCCTCACGCAGAATGGACATGACATCGAGCAGGGTGTAGCTCTTGGCGACCCCGCCGGACTTTGTCACGCCGACGGCGTACCTCTCGACGATTGGTTCCAGCGGTGTGCCGTCAACGGCGGACTTCTTGATCTGCTTTGCCTCGCCTTTCTTGAACATATTGAACAGGTCTACCATGCGGAGAAGCTCACGCTGGTTGCCGAAGTCAGAGAAGAAGTCGAGCTGTATCAAAATCTCAAGCTGTCTTGAGTTGATGCTGGTTTTGTGGTCGAGGTCGTAGAGCACATCCATAAAGTTGATGTACGGCTTTTCTTTGGCGAGGTTGTAGAGCTCTTCCGCAAGGCCGGCACTCATGAACTTTACAGATGCCAACCCCTTTGCGATGACGTTGCGTTCCCGGTCAAAGAAGTAGTCGCCCTTTGACAGCCCCCATTTAGGAAGTGTGATTTTGATGCCGACTCTTGTGGCATATTTTGTGATGGCCGCCGTCTTATCCTTGTTGTCGCCAAAGATGTTCAGCGCCGCCGTCAGGAACTCAAGCGGGTAATAGTACCTGAGATACCCGCAGATATACCCGACGGCTGAGTATGCGTCAGAGTGGTTCCAGGAAAAACCGTAGGCGGATGCGTCCAGGATGATTTGCAGGAACGGCTTGATGACTTCCTCGCACCGCTCTTTTGTGATGTCGTAGTGCTCGGAGGAATACTTGATGAACCGCTCTTCAATCTCCGGCAGGAGCTTCTCGGTCCCTTTCTTTTTGGCGATGGCGCGGCGCACGTTATCCGACTCCGCGTTGGAGTAGCCGCAGAACGTGACGAGGAACCGCATGATGGTCTCCTGCATGGCGATCCTGCCGGCCTCCATGGCGAGCATATCGTTCAACTCTTTGAAGCCGTTGTCGTAGAACTCGCCGTTTGCCACGCTGTTTCGGAAACTGGCACAGGCCGGTCGTATCAGGCCGTTGCCGAAGGACAGCCATTTCAGCATGGAGAAGTTGGGGATTCTCGACTTCGCAATATCAATGGTCCTGTCTGACAGGAACTTCTTTAGATATGCCTGCGCCGAGTCGGACTCCCATTGGAAGATCAGCGTGGTGTCATCACGGATGCTCTTCCACACGTTCATGTCCTCCAGGTCTACGTTGTCCGGCGTCAGCCGCTCGATGCCCAGCTTTTTGCACGTCTCATTGATAACGCCGATGTTGTCCAGGCCGAGGATATCCAGCTTCACATACATCAGCTCGTCCAGCTCTTTCATGTTTATCATGGAGACCGGATAATCTGACGTGGACACGCTGCAAAGCCCGACCGTCTGAGCAATCGGCAGGTCGCTTATCAGAACGCCGCTGGGGTGTGTGCCGATTGACACGATGGTGCCACGCACAATATCCACATAGGAGAACAACTCTTTGTACTTCTTCCTGACGGCCAGCCGCTCCGATTCGTTCTTGCTGTCAGACGCTTTTGTGATGGAGGCCACCTCGTCAAGAGGAATCTGCAGGGCTCTCGCAACGTCGCGGATGGCGCCCTTTTCCTCGATGGTGTTGAATGTGATGATCTCCGCCGACTGTATGTTCGGCAGATTCATCTTATCTTTCAAGAGGAACTCCTTGACCCTGTCCCTGTCCTTGCCGCTGTAATCCGTATCAATATCGGCGTTCGTGACACGGGAGGGGTTCATAAAGCGGAAGAAGTTCAGATCGAACCGGATGCTGTCCATCTCTGTGATGCCGAGCAGATAGGCAATCATACTGCCTGACACAGAACCGCGCCCGTATCCGCACTGGATTCCCTTGCTCCGCTCCCACTCCCGCAGGTAGGTCTGCAGGAGCATGAAGTCGATGGACTTTGTGGCCTTGTAGACCTCCAACTCGTCCTTTACGACCTGCTCGATTTTCTCTTTGCCGTGCCGCTCGATTGCGATTTTGTGAGAGTTGACGGCGTCGGCGATCTTCTTCTCGAATGTCTCCTCCGGATTCTCGTAGATGTGCGGGTACTTCGTGCCCTTGTCAAGCGTGAACGGCTCGACCATGTCAGCCATCTTCACGGTGTTGTCGATGGCTTCCAGATACACCTCTGGCGGCAGAGCGCCCTGCAAACGGTATGCCTCGACCAACTCGTCGTAGTTCTTGAACTTTAAGTCCCATTTATCCTCTTCATCGAACCGAATGTTCTTCGCCTTTTGGAGAATGGACCGCCCACGTTCATGCTTGGCGTTCAAAACGTGTGTGTCTGTCCCGGCAATGAGGGGTATCCCTGTGTTTAGCGACAGGTCGTACAGCTTTTGGTTGTACGACACCTGTTTCTCGTCAAGGTGGTGGCCGATTTCGAGGAAACAGCGGTGCTTATTCCGCTCCAGGAATGAGAGGAACACACGCTGCGTGTTGTCGTCGCCCTTTGCCAAGACGCCACCGATACAGGCCGTCGTGATGATGATGTTATCCGATGTGCCGAACAGCTCCTGGAATGAGATACGAGGGACATAGTAGAAGTGGTTGTCTTTGCGGTTGAAGCTGTCGGACACCAACTGGTTCAGTTCCAGAAAACCGTCGTAGTTTTTGGCGATCAGAACGCAGTGGTAGCTGTCGCGGACTTTCTCGGTCAGGTCCGCCGTCAGATAAGCCTCGACCGCATGGATGTATTTGAGGCCCGCCGCCTCTATCGCGCTTTTCTTGTGATACCACTCGAAGATAGAACCGTGCTCGGAAAACCCAAGGGCTTTCATCCCGCACGCTTTGGCGGCCTCTATGTACTCTCCGAACTTCGTTACGCTGTCTATGTTCGTAACGCCATTGCTCAAATCGGAGTGCAAATGGTAGATAACCAGCTCGTTAGCGATAATATAACCTCCCCTCATATAGTTTTTTCCAGACTTCAAGCCCGGCGTCCACCGGACTCATTTTTTCATCCAGCAAATTATCCTTATCCCAGACATATTCGACCCTCACATACCGCTTTAGCCTCTTGATGTTGTCATCTTCCTTGATGTTTATCTCCTTGTCCAAGGCAAAAACCACGGTACAGCCGAGTTTAATGAGGATTTTGAGCTGAAATGGGTTCAAGTGCGATGTCAGGATTGCCCCCGTGTTCTTGTAACCCCATGTGTCGGCGATCATAACCGACTTCGCGCCCTCAAAAAGGATGATTTCGCCCTTTTCTTTGATGAAATCCATGTTTTCGGACGCTCCATAGATGGTGTCGAGCACTCCGAGGGGCTTAAAATAGGTGTATTTTCGCAGTTTTTTCTCTTTCCAGTGTTCATCGACCGTTCTGCCGGACACATTGATGATTTTTCCGTCCATGTTCCGTATCGGATAGACGATCCGGTCCGAAAAATCGTCGTAAAACACACTGAAACGCTCCATGGAGCGGTCTGAAATGCCTTCCGAGCGCCAGATGGCCAGCTTATCGGCACGTTTTTCATACCGTTTCATGTAATCGTCCGGCAAAATAGAGGCTTTGGACGATTTTTGCTGTTTTTTCTTCGGTGCGAACCGTTTTGCGACCTTGTAAGCCTCCATTTTGTGCCGCACCTTATCACAACCCTTGTCTCCGGCGTATTTTCGCAGGATATCTGCCGCTTCTGAGTCGCCGCAGTGGTTATGGTACTTGATGAAGGACATGATGTTGCCGCCTTTGCCTGACGAGAAGTCATAAAAGCGGTTCATCTCCTTGTTGACGGAGAAAGAGGGCGTCTCTTCCTCTTTGAGGGGTGACAGCGCCCAATATTCTCCGTTCTTCTCCTCAAATTCAGTGAACTGAGATATGTATTCGAGAATATCGACGGACTCTATCAACTCTGACAGCGTCATTCTGTCACCCCTCCTTTACTCTCGTGTCAATCCTTGCTCGATTTGCTGAAAATCGACTGTACCAAGCAGAGAATGAGCCAGATACCGGTTGCGACGGGGAGGGAGAACCCCACCCCGAAGCAGATGGAAATCAATTTGAGGATTCCAACCGTGATTACCCAGCTAATCCCAAGCGCGATGGCTAACACCGCGATAACGATAAGCGCTTTTTTCAAAACATTGCCTCCAAACTTAGTATGGGGTCTGCGGGATGTGCTGTTTGGCCTCGGAATATAAGATGTGGTTCCCGTCAAACAGCAGGTCTATGTATTCTCCGTCGGCCATCTGCATTCCGTTGCGGTTCATCTTCACGAACAGCTTCTTGTTGCCGCATTCCGGTCCGTCGGCTTCGATTTCTTCCGGTGTCTTATCCGTGATAATGGCTATGGTCGAGGCGTTGCGCCCTATCTTCGCGCTGTCCGCGACCTTACCTGTCGCTGTGGCCTGTGCGGCGCCAAGCCCTGCAAAGCCCATGTCTCCGCACAGCTTGTTCTTGACCATGTCTACAAAACGGCCAAGCTCCTGGTAGCTGTCAAACGCATCGCCAGAACCGGAGCCCTTGAAATAGTCAACCACAAGGACGTCGATCCCCTGCGTGTGCCATACCTTTTTTACTGCCGTGTAAATGCTCTGCTGGTCAAACATGGGGATATAGACGTGTGTGAACTTCCTGGTCTTCAACCACTCTTTCGCCTGGATGATGCGCTCTCCCTCTTCCTCGGTGTAACGACCGGATGTCAGCCTCTTGAACTCTATCCCGGTCAGGTGGGCGAGCAGACGGGCCGTAAACAACCTTGTGTTCAGCTCGCTGTCGAGGTACAGGACGGACAGATCCCGCTTGAGCAGGTCTACGGCGCAGTTGAGGAGCATCATGCTCTTGCCCTGCTTTGCCTCCGCCGCAAAGATGAACAGCTCTCCCGGTTCGATGGTCGCGTACTCGTTCAAAGTCGGAAACTTGAACGGTATGCCAGCATATCCGCTGCCCTGTCTCGTCTTGATTTCCTCCCAGTATTCGTCAACGACCTCTGAGTAGGGAGGGACTTCGTTTGCCGCAGAAAACTCCAGCATAACCTCGTCAAGAGCGGAATATATCTTCTGCTCCAGGTCGCCCTGTCCCTCGCGGAGACAGAGTTCCTCGCAGTCTTTGAGCCGCTTCATCACATCACGCCGTAGAGCGGCGTCCATGACGTTCCCGACAACCAGCTTATAATCTTCGACCGTGTGTCTGGCGATGTCTTCGCTGTTGTCAAGGAACTCCTGGAGCTCGTCGATGGGAAGAGCGTCAGCATACCGCTTTGTGTTCTCAGAGGACTCCAAGGCACTGATGATGTTGTACGCATCGACCGTCTTGATGCCCTGCTGGGCGAGTACGCTGATGGCAAGGTACATATAGGCGTTCTGTTTGTTGGAAAAGTGGTTTGGCAGAAGGTTCTCGGAGTAGAAAACAAACTCCGGGTGGTGTACCAAAGAGGCGATGACGCCAGATTCTGCCGTGATGTTGCTGATTTCACCTGGTTTCATGGTCATTACCTCCTTGACAGTTCGTAATATTCGCAGTAATCCTGCATCTCACATAAATACCTGCATTTGAAATACTCGACAATCGGCTTGAAGTCTGTCTCGACCGCTATCTCGTCAACCCTGTCCGCCGCCCATTGGAGCGTGTTGTTGAACACCTCTTTCTGGAACGGTTCCTCTATTGTCAGCTTGTCCCGGAAGCAGTTGAAGCACAGCTTACTTGGGAAACAGCCGTACATATCCTTCACCGGGATAGAGTACAGGTAGAGCTGCCTGAGATAGTCGTCTAACTCTTCGTCCGCCTTTGTCGGAGTCTTTCTCCCACTGCGCGGCTTTAATTTCCTCGACTTGTTGTCGATGATGGAGATCTCGCCGGCCTTATTCCTGTCCACACGGTCTATGTAACCGATGAATGGGATATCGCCGACGGAAAACTTCGTCTCTTCCTCAATCGCCAAGACCTGATTGGCCGACGGCTCCAAACTTCTGAGGTAGGAGAGGCCATCCTTGAAGTAATTCGTGAAAATCTTTTTGTTCGGAGCGAACGACTTGACCTTTTCTCTGAAACGCTGTAAATACTCCAGCTCTACCTCCTGCCTGGACTTCCTGCCGGAGTAAAAATCAGCGATCAGTTCGTGGACAAACTTGCCGTAGTCTGCAAAGAACAAATCCTTGCCGTGCTTTTTGGGGAAGCGTATGTATTTCAAGTACCACCTGTATGGGCAAGCCTCAAACGCTTTGATTCTGGAATAACTCCAGACCATATCTCGGATAAGTGGTTCGTAGCTTATTTCTCCCATAGGCAGTCAGCCTCGTTAGAACGGGAGCCTGCTGTCGTCCAGTTCTCCGTCGTCAACAGAGGGCTGCGGGTCATCGTGGGAAGAACTGCTGTCGCCGCCTGCATCTTCAAAAGAGAAGATTTTGTAGTTGGTGTAGGTGACTTTCTTGCCGGAGTCATACTTCGTTGTCACGTCGCAGTCTCCGATCTTGATGCGGGACCCCTCATGCAGAAGGGAAGCCTTCTTGGCCGCCGCCGTACCGATGCAGAGCACGAAGCCGGAGAAGTCCTGCTCGTATTGGCCGCTCTGCTTGTTCTTGCGGCTGACCGAAATGCGGAGCTTGGTGCTGGTGTCACTCATGGGAGTAACTTCCCAGACCTTGGCGTATGCGCCATTCCTGAAACCCATGTGTTATTCCTCCAATCCTGATTATACCGGCAGACCGTTGGTGAAGGTGTCGCGGATATCCTGCAGCAACTTCGCCGCGAGAGCAGACTCCTTGATGGCGAAGTAGTCGCTGTTCTTGACGTACTTGCTGACCAGCTTCTTCACGTCAGCCGCACGTTCGGGGTGAGCAGTCAGATAATCCTTGATGATCTTGTCGATGCTCTCGATGATCTGCTGAGTGACCACCCGTTCCTCTTCCGCCTCGGCCTCACGCTGCTTGCTGCGGAACTTGTCCGGGTCGTCGTTCGACGTAGAGATGTTGAAATACTTCAACAGGAAATACCGGGAGGAGTAGGTGAGGCCGGACCCGAAACTCTGGGACGCATCGCTCTGCTGGCCGACCATGGCCCAGGGAACCACGATGCACTCCTCCGGATTGTCGTTGTTCACCCACGTCCAGGTGGTGTCGGCGTTGACCAGAACCTCGTTGACGTTCTCCTCGTAGATATCGCCTTTCTGCGTGGTCTTGGTCTTCTTGTAGTTGTACGGCGTCACGACCGTGGTGCCGGGAACGATGCCGGGGATAAGGGAGAGGTTGAACTTCTCCATGAAAACCGTGATCTTGGCCAGGATGCTCTCTTCCTTGGTGTAGCTGTACCCGTAAGCCTTGGTGTCGCGCTTCATGACCTCGACTTGCTTGCGGATTTTGGCGAGCTTCTGATAGATGTTCAGATCTTGTTCTGCCATAGACATCACCTATCAGTCTTCGCCGAGCAGAGCGCGGAAGTTGGCGATGACCTTGGCGTTCTTGCTCTGCGCGTTCAAGAGACCGTTCTTCGTGTCCTCCAGATCAGCCTGATACGCTTCGATCTCGCTGACCTTGTCGTTGATCGCCTGGTTGATGTCGCTGAGACTGTCGATGGTGTTCGTAATCAGAGAAACCGCACCATTGAACTGCCCCATGTAGTTGTCGAGTTCACGCTGCTTTTGCTGCAGGATGTCCTCTTTGTTCCAGAAGTAAGGCATATGTATTCTCCTTTTCATTCATAGAGGTAGGTGGCCTCCATATCGGCCATGTGTGTGAGTAGTGCGAGAGAACTGCGCTCGAAGATCTGCCCGATAAAACGGTCGCCGCCCTTTACCGAGGTATCAAACCCTCCCATGTGGGCACGAATGGCGAAAATCTCGTCTGACGACAGGCTGATGAAGTTCTGCAGAATGATGACGGACTTTTCTCCGTGACCGCATGGGAATTTCTCGTCAATCTCGAACACTTCCTTGGTCACCCACTGTCCGTTCTCCTTCACGTTGCGCGTTCCTTTCTTGTAGAAATTCACCTTGCAAACATCGTGGAGCAGGGACACAATGGCGACGGTCTCGTCGCTGTACTTGTCCGCCAAATCCAGATGGGAAAGCAGAGACTTCAAGCAGTGGTAGACATTCAGCGAATGCACCAGCAGACCGCCATCGAAATTGCCATGAAACCGCGTTGAGGCCGGCGCTTTGAAGAAATCAGACTGCTTCAACCAATCCAGCAGCTTGTCGGCTCCCTCTCTGGTGATGTTGGTTTGATACAGAGAGAGGAACTCTTCCATTTTTCCAGAAACATTGTCCAACGGACTCACCTCCTTTACAAATTATTTAATTATGTTGATAGGCTATAAAAGAAGCGCCTACTGGCGCTCCTCTTATCAGAATGAAAACGCGAGCTTCCACCTTTGGTAATCTTCCATGTAGTCTCTTGCCCGCCTGTTCTGCAGCCATTCCAGCTTTACGCCGCTGTTCTGCGAATACTCCTTGCCCTCCATATCCCGGACGGCAAACCCGCCAAAATCCGGTGGGATTCCGGCACGTTCGAGCTCGTACATCCGGTAGAAAAGACCGGACATGGAAACGCGGTAAAAACTCAGCTTCTGCGTGGTCTTTCCTTTCTTTTGGCACTCGGTGAGATGCTTGGACAGGGTGGAGCGTATGGTCAGGATCTTGGTCGTCGCCTTGATGCCGCGCAGGAGAAGGTGCCCATCGACCCGGCTGCGTCTTACGATTTTGTCCCCGTAGTTCGGGTGAAGGTAGCGGAAGTCCGTCAGCCCAACTGCGTTACGGAAGGCTGGGATCGCCTCCTTATAGAGCGGATACTCGTCGCCGCGAAAGTGGATCACCAGATTGGAGAAGTCGATATCCTTATCCTCTATCTCCAGCGTATCCTCCTCCTGGATACCGGAATACCCAAGCCACAGCCAGCAGCGATAGATATTGTCCAGCGTCTCTTCGCTCTCCGGGTCGAAAACCTGATTGAAGTAGTTCTGGAGATGAAGCGGACCGGATACCATCTGCTCCCGCAACTTGTCGAGCCCCAGCAGGTCGATGTGCATGATGCTGTCCTGTGCGTCCGGGACCCGGTTGATCTGGCACCACCGGACATACTCCCGCAGAATCGTCATGCGTATCCACTTGCTTCTCGACCTGATACCGAGAATGGTGTTGATGGCAGGCTGCAGTTCCTCTACGGTAAAGCAGGCCATATCCTTCTCGTAGGTCTCTTCATAGGGCTGGAGCGCGTCAAAGGTATTGACGGCGATATCGGCGGTATTCAGGCTCTTGGTATAGCTCTGGATAAACGCCCGCTTTCGCTCCTCGTTATACATAGCGATTACCTCCTATCGTTTATGTAGGAACCTTCGCTGCATTGAGAGCCGACGCTGCCTTCCAAACCCGGTACAGCGTTTCGATATCGAGGAACGCGATTGCTGATGTCGCCAGTAGGTTGCCCTCTGTGACCCGCTTCATGTCTTCGTTGGACAGTTTGGTGATAAACCGACCGATACGCTCTTTGGACATCCGCTGCGGATTCTCGCAGAGGACTACGCTGTCTCTGAGGAGGCCGGTTTCGCTCGCTTTGAGCAGGACATGGGTTGGCTGACCCATTTTCTTGATGGAACTGGTAAGCGGAAGGGCGATGATATTCGGACTGTATGCGTTTCCGACGTTGTTCTGGAACACAAGGCCAGGACGGAACCCGCTTTGCTCGCTCCCGCTCCCTTCGAACTCCATCATATACACTTCCCCAATCAGTGGGGTACGCTCCATGGTTTGACGACGCAAGGTGATTCTCCTCTCACTACAAATATGTTGATAGTGGGGAGTATAGCACACTTCGCGTGATTTGTCAACATAATTAAATAAATTTTTTCAAATTGCAATCAAACTGTAACAAAACTCCTGCCGTCCAACCACGGAGTTCCCGCAATAAATGCGGATTATGGTCCCCAAAGGGGTGATATTGTCGCTGTATTCAACATTTTTGACCCTGTCCAACCGCATGGAGTTCTCTCCACAGGTCAGGTAAATCACACTCGGGTTTTCGCTTATCAACATATTTGTAAAAGTGAGTTGGAGTTTACACGGATCTGCGGCACGGTAGGAGTCCTGGTTCTCCGACCAGAATACAAACGACTTGGGGTTTCTTTTGGCAATGAAGTCCTTAAATTCCCTGATTTTGCTCATGTTCTGCAGTAAACCTCCGATTGCATTACCAAATTCTTTGTGGTATACTACAGGTGCATTCGGTGGCGAGCGAGTGCGCCTGTAAATCTGCGGGCTGTACGGTATTGCCCTACTTTATGGTGAAGTAGTCCTTTCTTAAAGGTTTGGTTGACCAATACCGGAATCGCTGGGCAGTCCAAGTGGTGTTGGACTGCTCTTTTTAAGTGCTTGACAACAACAAAAGTTTGTGATACCATGGAGAAGCAAAAGAAAGTTTGTGCTTGTTATAGTAACACAGCGACGAATGGATGTCAAGAACCTATCGTGTAGAAAAATCGGAGGCTGCGCCTATGGATTTTGGCAAGAGACTGAGAGACCTGCGCCTGAAAAATGGAATCACACAGAAAGAACTCGGCGCGAAGATCGGTGTCACAGAGGTTACTATCGGGAACTGGGAGAGAGGCGTAAAACTCCCAGGTTTGCGGGCCGTCCTGGCACTTGGGGAAGCGCTGGATGTCTCCATTGACGTTCTGACCGGCTTTCAGCCCTCGTCAGACAACCGCAAAGGGGCAACCCCTTCCGATATAACCGAGACATCGCTCCTGGAAAAGTTCCGGCAGCTTGATAAATACGGGAAACAAGCTGTGGAAATGCTCTGCAACATAGAATATGCGAGGTTTACCGCGAAAAACAGGGCAAGCAGCGCACGTTCGGAAAGCAAAGTTGTCGTACTCCCAGAGAGGAGAGAGCGGGAGCGCTATATCCCTGCCTATACGAGCCCGTCTGCCGCCGGTATCGCGGTCCCACTGGAGGGGAATGAGTTCGAGATGATACTGGCCGACAAATCTGTCCCGGAGGACGCCGACTTTGCCGTATGGATTCAGGGGGACAGTATGTACCCATATATTGAGGACGGCGAAATGGTGTTCGTGAACAAGGACGCCGAGATCAATAATGGTGACGTTGGGATTTTCTCCGTTGACGGAGCGATGTACTGCAAGCAGTATTACCGCGACAGGGCGGGGAATGTCTACCTGTTATCTGCGAACCCGGACCGCAAAAGCTCTAATGTTTACCTGAGCGCCGACAGCGGTTCCACTTTCAGGGCAAGCGGGAAGGTGATCCTTGGGCAAGCGATCCCCCTCCCAGACTACTTCGATATTTGAAAACGACGGGGAGTTTTCCCCGTCGTTCTTTTTAGAACTCTGCCATAAACGATACGATAGAAGCAAGCGCCACCAGCACAACAACAATTATCAAAACAAAATACAGTATGCCACTGAACGACCCGTTGAAGCAACTGCTTATAAAGTCGTCCTTGACTGCGCTCCCGAACATCGCCGCCATTGTCGGGGCGGTGGACGACGGGAGGTTTGCGATCTTGTTTGACCACATGATGTCCCCCAGCAGACTGGAGAACTGCTCATTCTGCGGCACATAGTTCATCAACCGCTCGCTCCTGACCGTTTCCTCCCTGCGTCTGCGAGACTCGATTGACTGGCGAATGAATGGGCTGTCCACACCGCCATCCGCCACATACTTTTCGTAGTCTTCCGGAGTGATGGCCTGACAAACACCGTCCGGCACGCCTTGCGGAGCATCAAACGCCGGAACCGCCAGATTGAGGATTGTGTCGGTCACATAATCGACCGCAGATTCCACGCTTGGGTCGTACTCAAGCGAGGACATATAGACAATGGCGTCGTGTTGTTCCTCTGTTGCGCTGCGGATCTCCTGGCGGAGCTTATCTTTCTTCTCCGCCAGACCGTCTCTGAAAGATCGCTGCATGGATTCAAATGAAGATTGACTTGAGCTTGTCCAAACCGGCTGGACTGAATCATTGTCGCCGGAAGACAACCATATCTTATAAAAGTTGTTCTCCAGCGCCAGCTCGGAGGCGTGGTCCGGCGTCAGCTTGCCGTAGGTCCGGCACAAAAGCCTGACTGTTGCGGTCTTCAAGCTGAGAATGGCAGACCTTGCACTGCTTTTTGCCGTGTGCAAAGGAAACCTGCGCGTTCCAACGATTTCCCACTCCTTCGCCAGACAGAGATGCGGGTTCTTCCTCTTAAAAAGCTCGATCCGATCCCACACCTCGTCATACTTGGACGGGTCGCCGACCATACTCCAAAGTTCGCTTTCCAACTCTTTGCTGCACCGCAGCATTTTGGCGACGGACATCTGTGATTCATAGTCTCGCTTTGCTGAGTTGCTGCGGACGCGATACCCCATCTCGTCAATCGCAGCACAAGCTCCAAACATCAACCATTCTGAACTCAAACAGACTCACCCTCTTGCTTTCTATCTATCCTATGGCGGACTCTATATATTCTTTCGCCTCTTCGATTTTTTCTGTTGCATCATTGAGACTATCGACTGCAAGCTCCATCGCCTCGCACCGTTCGGAGGCTTGGAGACCTTCGGGCAGATTGTCAATGGCGTCCTGTTCCTGGTCGCACACCCCATCGACAATGAAAATCGCCCGGTTCAAAAACTGAATCGCTTCTCTCAGCGATTTTCTTTTCCTTTCATTCACTTTTTCACCCACAAATCTTTCACGATGAATTGGATTCGGAGCATACCATCCTCTGACTTTGAGAACCTGACCAAATCCGCGCACTTGATATACTGGAAGAATGGGTGGGATTGGCCGTACTCAAACGTGACCTCGTCCGTGTCAAAGCAGATCGTTCCGGATAGTCCGGTTGGCTCCACTTCAATGCTGATATCGTCGGAACCAAATTCCTCGTCCATCATATCCGCGAGGTCGCAAAGACTGAGAAACCTTGTCTTCGCTGGTTCAACCAGCTCATATTTCCCAGCCACGAAATTTGAGAATTGGCCGAGCACATCCTGTGCAACAGCTTTTACGCTTGTCTCTGGCATAACATCACCTCGGTCGTTCTTATATTACCACAACCCACACACTTTTGGAAGTGCGAGTTACAGCGTGCAGATGATTTCGATTTTGCCCTCTGCGTTTTGGCCGGCAATACTGAGAATCGAGTTTGCAATCATCGTCGGGTCAAGCCTCCCCTGGAATACAAGGGAAAACTGCTTCATCGACATGGAACCGGGGCGGAATTGCTCCTCCGGTTCCTCGGCCATATCGACGTCTGCCGCAGGCTCCGGGTCGGGTGCCGGCACAGCTCTGCCGCCAGCGAGAAACTCGTTCCATCTTTCTCTCTGCGCTGCGTTCATGCTGTTGCCGACCTTAAATGAGATGCCGAGTTTGTTCGCCTCTATCAGACGGCGAACGGTAAGCGGGCGAACTCCGAACATCTGCGCCAGACTGGAGGCATTGACGTTGTAGAGCTCGATCATATGCCTGATGTACTCCTCCTGGATATTACGAGGCAGGTCTTTGAAACCCGCCCACGACACAGGCTCATTCAGGTTGCAAGTGTACAACTTCCCATTCCTCTCTTTCCATTGTTTTTCGGTCATGTAGTCTGTTGACATACGACACTTCTTGCTGTTACTGCCGCGCTTGCGGTGTCTGGCCATTCGTGCGAGCTGCTTCTTCTGGAAACAGTCAAACTCAAAGTCAGTCAATCAGCCCAACCCCTTTCTAACCTTGGAGTCAACATCGAACTTCTCTTCCAGGTCTTTTGGGGAGCGGGAACGACCGAGCTTCCGAAACTCACCGTCTACGCATTCATATAAATAGTAGTAGTCCCGGTTGTTTTCCTTGCTCGTCATAATAAACCGCAGCACGCCTTCGATATCATAATATCCTACCCAGACACGTTCACCTCGCGGGTACTTTAACTTTCCCATCAATCCTCCGGCGGAGTGGACGCCCGTAAGGTCTCGATACAGTTGGCCATGATCCTGGCCGCCTCCCGAAGTTCCTCCTGCGTATCATACTTCGAGAACGAAATCCGCACGCTGCTCCTCGCTTCATCCGGCGTCAGGCCATTGGCGAGCAAAACGTGGCTCGGTTCGGCTTCATGCGACCGGCAGGCGGAACCGGCAGAGATGCAGACGCCAAACGCGCCCATCATCAAAACCAGTGTGTCGCCGGACACATTGTCAATACGCAGGTTCACGACTTTACCTGGGTCGATATATGTATATCCGTTGTAGTGGATGCCCGCTTCCTGCAGGCTGTCATACGGCAGGTCGTCAAGCAGAGACCGGACGAAAAACTGCTTGTTCGAAGTGACCGCAATCATATTCTCTTTCATGTTGTCAACCGCGAGCTCGCAAGCCTTACCAAAGCCTACGACTCCCGGCACATTCTCCGTTCCGCCGCGAAGCCCGAACTCCTGCTCCGAACCTCCGTTGATCAGCGGCTCCAGCAGGCCGGGGGTTCTTACGAAAACCGCACCGACTCCCTTCGGACCATGTATTTTATGAGAGGATACCGTTGCAAAGTCCAGGTTGAGCTTGTCCACGTCGATGGAAAACTGCCCGGCGGCCTGTACACAATCGGAATGGAACAGAATTGAGCGGCGCTCACACAGCAGGCCGATGGCTTCGATGTCGTTGACAGCGCCGGTCTCGTTGTTGGCGTACATGATGGAGACGAGGCCCGTATCCGGGCGGATCTCTTTCTCCACGATTTCCGCAGAAATGCTGCCGTCCTGACCCGGCTTTACCAATGTGAGATAAAACCCGTCTTTGGTAAGCGTCTGGGCGGCATGGAGCACGGAGTCATGCTCCGTCGCGGACAGAATGATGTGAGTCTTGCCGCTCTCCAGAAGATGGCGGCGCAGACCCTTGATGATCATGTTGTTCCCCTCGCTGCCGCCGGACGTGAAAATCACATTCGTCGGCTGGCACGAGAAAAGTCTGGCTGTTTGCTCGCGGGCTTTATCCATCGCCGCTCTTGCGCTGAGGCCAAACCCGTATATCGTTCCGGCGTTGCCGTACTGCTCGCTGAAATAGGGGAGCATCGTATCCAGGACTTCCGGTGCCACTTTCGTGGTGGCAGCGTTGTCAAGATAAATCATGTCGTTCCCTCCTCCTGATTTGCCGCGAGGATCTCGTCCAGCGTCCTCGGTGTATAACCCATATAGGGAATCATCGCGCCGACATTGAACATCCGGCACTGCCTGCTGTACAGCGCACTCATGAGAACCTTGTCGTGCTCCATCATGTTGTACTCGAACGACGTGTGGACATGGCCGTAGAGATGATACCACCCGTAGAAGTGGTTCTTATAGCACGGGATGGGGTAGTGGCAGAGAACCACATGGCGGCTATTGTCTTCGACCTCAAGATAATCGGTGACTTTGGCGAATTTCTTGATGAAGCGGCTGTCGTTGCTTCTGTCGTGGTTCCCGCGAATCAGGAATTTGACGCCGTTCAGCTTATCAAGAACAGGAACCGCTTCCGTTGACTTGCACCAGAACATATCGCCAAGAACATACACGATGTCGTCAGGCTTTACCGCGTCGTTCCAGTTCTTCACGAGGGCTTCGTTCATTTCCTCCACAGTCGTGAACGGCCTGTTGTCGAACGCGAGGACATTCTTGTGGCCGTAATGCCAGTCTGCGATGTAGAACTTACTCATGGCCGGCCTCCTGGATAGGCCACAGCGTGTAGACCGTATTCAGGGTAACGATTTCCTTTCCGCCGTTCTCCAGGTCGTTGACCGACTCGACAGAGGACGTGTGCAGGCGGTGGAAACGCTGCGGGTCATAATCAAACTTGACCATGATGGTTGCCCGCTGGCCCGGCTCCAGCTCCTTGATGTAGCACTCGCGGTCAAGCACCTCCTGGTGGAGATACCGCAGGCATTTACCCTCTCTCGGCTCCACTGATTTTACTACATATGTATCCATTGTTCTCACCTCTTTGCTCGTTTCTCCAGGATGTCGCAGGCCGCCAGCAGATCGGCGCGACGTTCCAACCTCTCTTCCTCCGGCATACCTCCGTAGTCCGTCCACACGCTCCACGCCTCAATATCCCTGCGGATGTCTTCGACCAACTCCAGAGCGAGCCTGTCGATGTCGGTTGCAAAGGTGAAGTATGTGAACCCGTCGTCGTATGAACTCTCCGTGATGATGTGTGTCTCGAACACATCAAAAACCACGATGTAGTCAAAGCCCTCCGCGTCGAACTTTACGGCGTATGGCCGCTTGACCCGGACGACAGACTCCACCGCGTCAATCAGCATATACGGGACATCGTCAAGATAACTGACACGCTCGGACCACTTGTCGCCGATGCTGAGTTTGCTCCAACCATATTTAGGTGATTCCAACATGGATGCGCCACTCTCCTTCGTTTACAAACGCCTCCTCGGTGTTTGCTGAAATATGCACAGACGTCACATTCGTACTCGTATTGTTGCTCAACATGGTGACGACCGCCTTCATAACCGTAGGCTGTTCCACTTTCTTGAAATAGAGCTTGACAACCTTTGCGCTGCACAGTTCTCCGCCACGCCATTGGAATGGGACTTCAAGCAGGATACCGCCTGCGATGATTTCTTCTCCCAAATACTGGCCGTATCTGATCTGGCACATATCCATGGCAATCACCAAGCGTCAATGTCTGTGACATCCTTTGACTCACCGCAAACCGGGCAAATGATTTTGATGATCGTCCCGATACCGGTCCCGGTGAGCTCATAGAGGAAAGAGCCGTTGTTTTTGCAGGACTCATAGTGGCTGTACCGGAAGGCTTTACATTCCTCAAGCTCCTTATCGGTCAGCATTTCGAGACTGTGGTCTCTGTAATAGTCCGCCTTCTCGTGCGCCTTCTGGATTTCCTCGTCCCTGTTCCAGGCTTTCAATCTCTCGACCAGCCTGTCGCGCTCTTCGCAGACATAATCGTATTCCTCCTGCAGGCCGGTGATAAGGTCAGGAAACTTACCACGTTTCAGCCGCTTGATGGAGATGGATACGTCTTTATCAGTGTTCATCGAATACCACCTGCCCACCCTCCTGCAGCGTCCAGCATCCACCATCTGTGATGGCGCACTCTGTGCAGTTTCCACCGCAGGCGAGGGCGTCAGGAGCCGCTGTCGTAGATCCGTCACGGTAACGGACGTGTGCTTCTGGGAATGAAAAAGGATTGACCATCTGCAGGCCAACCCAAGCGCTGAAAATGATATGTAGATTGTCGGGAATCTCGCACCCGCCTGCCACGGCGTCATTGACGATTTCATATTTCTTGGTGAAGCACAAAATCTGGCAGTGCGGATTCCGCTTGGCGACCTCCACCATCCTGATGAAGTACGTCTCGTCCGGAATGTCGCCAGAAACATGGAAGCGGAAGAACCGAGACATCATGATCGCTGCCTCGACCTCCCGCCAGTATGTATCAGGATCTTCCTGCAGAACTTTCAGGTTGTTCCGGTAAGCGTTCGCCACAGACGGGCGAATCCGCTCCAGCTTTCTTGCGTAGCACTTGCTCTGACAGGCGCAGTGCCGGCACGTCAAAACCGCCGGCAGAGACACACTGGGGATTGCTCCGAGCTTGGAGTTACCCTTTGAAATACTCAAATAGGCCATCGTACACCACCTATCTATGCGCTTTGATAACTGTACTTCATATCCCAGTCCGTGATTTTATCGCTTTCGGTGAGCTTCTTCTCGTCGAACGGGTCAAATGTGATGATTGCCGGACAAAACTGCATACGACCGTTTTTGAAGTACGCTCTCCACATATCGTCGCTTTCCTCGCCGTCCCCGTACAGCTCGAAGAGCGCATCGGGGAACCGCTTTGAAAGGAGCATCATGTCTTCATCGTGGTCGTACCACTTGTCATACCCATACCATCCGTCCTTGCTGTTGCCGGACTCAAAAACCTGCATCTTCTCAACTTCCTCTTCCAGCTTCGACGCGAGAAGAGGGTTCACATTACTTACCGACAGCTCATAGCTGGTGTAGTAGCCCATTTAGTCCACCTCACAGTTCTACCGGATTCCCGTCCTTGTCCTGCAGGCAGTAGTAGTTTTCGAACACATAATTGTATCCGGCCTTACCGGACACGCCGCAGTTCGGACACTCCCAATCAATCGTAGCTCCGTCGTCGTCATGCTCCCAGCATCCGACATACTCGATTTCCTTGCCGCAGCAAGGGCAGATTCCATCAATAAACATAGATCTATCCATACCGCACACCTCACTCGAAGTCCTTGACTTTGACCTTGACGATAACGCGGCGGCCACGGCGGTCAAGCATATCGACAAGCGGCTTACAGACCAAGCCCTCCATATTGGCCGTACCAATGGTGGATTTGGGCTTGCTCTTCACATAGGCGACCGCTTCATCCAGTGTGCCAACCATGATAACAGGAACCGCATCAATGCCGAAGGTCTTAGCGATGTCCTCGATGGCGTCCCGCTTGAGCCACAGGTGGCTGTTGGGAAGGTACACATCGAACAGGATGAAAGACGGGTCGCTGCGGTAGTGGTGACCGCTCTGGATCTTGGGGCCGTACCCCTCGCCAAACAGGACGACGGGCATATCTCCGAACTTCTGCTCGAACAGCTCCTCGTTGGCGTCACCACCGAACATCTCAATGAGCTTGTTAAGCAGGGGGGCGGGGATCTGAGAGGTCTCAGTGCGGCCCTGGTAGGTCACGCGGTGGCCGTCCCACACGATGCCGACGTTTGTGCCGTCGATTTTCTCGGTACAGACCCACTGATTGTCCTTGAGGAACTCCACGGTCTCGTCGCAGAACGAACCTTCGATCAGCTTCTTCCGACCCTCCGTACTGCGATTGTAGATGGTACTGATTTTTGTGTACTCAATCATTGGTCATTCTCCTTTTCTCCAAAGTTGATTGGCATAAGCACTGTTTGCTGGAGTTGTCTCAGGACAGTGCTTTCCCGCTCTCTCAAAACCTCGTTCCTGATCGCCCAGCAGCACTCCATCACCGGCTCAAACCAGGCGCACTCCCTTTTGAGGCACTGCGTCTTGAGCAGCGGACAAAACCTATCAGTATTTTCCATGTTCCTGTCCTTCCAGCATTTTGAGAACGTCTTCGATCAGGTCGCCGTACCCCTGCATATTTCCCGGATAGTGCTTGACCGTAACACCGTATTCGTCCAGCAGCTTGGCAAGGCTCTTGGCGACCTCGTCGCTCTCCTGCTCTGTCTGGAAGCGGCCTGCCGGGTTGTAGGGCTTCACCCTGTCAATGAAGGCATTGAGGGAGGTGTAGTAGCCGGACACTTTCCTGACAAGGGCGTCGAACTCCTCCCCAAGCCTGGGGTCATCTTTGCCATAGAAACACGAAAGCAGGATAGGTGAGTCCGTGACAACCACGTCCACCTTATCCTGCAGTCTGCTGATTCTGAAATACTGTTTCCCGAAGATATATGCCTGGTTCTGGAACGCGGCCTTGCTCTCCTCCCACACCTTGTCTTTGGCGAACTCTGTGACGAGCTCGGCGTTGACGCCGCGCATCTTCAACTGCGAGAAGACGTAGGCCGCCCCGGTTGACTTACCGGCTCCGGGAGCGCCGTAGAGATTAACGACAATCATAGGCTACACCACCTTATTTCCGGAAAACTCTCCGATGTATTTGAGGATTTCATCTTCCTCCGGGAAGAACGGGTCAAGTCCCTTCTCTGAAACCAGCCAGCAGAAGAAGTTGTAGCAGAACTGACCGAAGCGCCAGTCCGGGAAACACTTGATGTGAATGTCCCTGAGTTTTTCGTAGAACGAATACAGCCTGTCCGGATCTCTCACAGCAGCCTATTCCTCCAATACTGATAGAAGCCCATCGCGTCCTTCTTCTCTATCGCAAGGAGCTTCCACTGTTCCATCGTCATCTTGTACCCCGTGTCGTACCAATCCGTAGTGTCCGCTCCGCCATACTGCGGAAAGCCGCTCTCATTGGCGGAGTAGGGATTGTATCTCGCATAGACCTTGGTTGGTCTGCCATTGGAAACGGCACCGACGATGCCTACATCGAGGCAGTTCTTCGTCATAACGATGCTCCCAACAGAAACACGGTTGGCAGCAGGGTGTTTGGGCTTATTTGCCGGCACACCGGAACGGCTGTCCTCTCCGATAAACAGCTCCGGCAGACGTATCACGGTTTCATCCTGCCAATGGTTATCCTTGAAAACAGATACCCGCAGGCACCCATCGCTTGGGTCGTAGTCGAACTGCAGCTCGTCGCCAAAACCGATGGCGGATAGGTCTTCCTTGTATGTAGCGATGTACTTGTACATTGGCAGCCCTCCCGGTTTACTCTTCCATAGCGTCTGAGTAGATGCTGTCTATATTGTCCTTGAGGTATTGCGAAACCTTCCTGTAACCGGCCTCGTTGCAGTCCAGGGAGAACCCACGATATTTCACTCTCGCCGGAAATGCGCTCACGGTTGAGCCGTTGTCGTCCAGCTCGACGCAGATTGCCCAACCGAACGCATGGAGGATCGTATTGATGAACCACAGCAGACCGCTTTGCCGGAACTCGTCCCATGTTTTCTTGTCTACCATACGAATCAGCCTTTCATTCTGTCCTTTTGGATTTTCTCACCGCACTCACGAGCAACGATAATACACAAGAGGCCAAACCAAAACTCCAAGGTTTTGATGCTGTATCCGGAATCTGCCATCATAACAGCAAAACTGGACACGCATAGGCAATAAATAAAGGTCGGCAATATATTGCTTTTTGCTTTCATAAACTCACACTTTCTCGTCGTTGAGAGCGTGCCGCAATTCCTCTGGTGTCACAGGATACCCGGTGGCTGTATTCGCAAATTTGTCGATTAGTGCGGCCAGTGTGGAACTGTTTGGCTTCCATACACCACAGGTTCTGCAACTGGCACCGTAACACTCGCCGCAAAAATTCCCGTCCGGGTCCCACCCCGTTCCTGAGTCATGCGTCCCACCGACTTCATCTATCCAGTTATCATCCGCGTCAGTTGGATAGAACATGGCGATACAATTAGGGAGCCCGATTTCATCACCGTAGTCATTCAAAGCGAGGCGGCCATCTGGCTTGAGAATCAAGCGGTCGTCGGTGATGTACTGTTTGGCGACGGTGTCAAAGACTTTGTATCTCATAAGCTATCATCTCCTTCGGGTGGGTTGCGGTAGGCAATCCACGTTTTCCCGTAATCCTTCACAAAACGTATATACGCCCTGCTTTCATGCGACTTTGAATCGACAAACACATAGTCCTCACGCATGATAACCCACGCAGGGTCCCAATCGAGACGATCTGGTGCATTTGCCGTAGGCATAATCCAGATGGGATGTCCCACCATTTGCATCAGCTCTGTCTCTGTCAGTGGTTCGTTCTTTCCAGTCTCCTGCTGGGCGCGGAGGGCGACAACCGCCATATCAAGCGCCTCGCAAAATTCCTCGTTATCTGGGACATCTTTCGATGGCAAGGTACAATATGCTTCAAACCACTCTCCATTTTCCAGAACCTCGATTGCTTCCTCTATCTTCATTGCCTACCCCCATCCCGCTTGAAACTAAACTTTCATTTCCCATACCAGCAGACATATGGATAGATATCGACATATCGACTAACATAATCCGGATAGCAATACACCTCAACATTAGTCTCTTTAGTCCCGTCGTGGAAGTAACCGATGCCATCATAGCCATTGATGGAACCCTTTTCTACAAGGTGTAAAAACAATTCTGTCGGTATGATATCCGCCTCGACTACAAAGAGCTCTTCGATTTCCTTATCCAAAATTACCTCCATAGACCTTTGCTTTTATATTGCTCCAGCTTCAACGGCCAGGCGGATGCACCCAGCCACAAGCTCGCGTTCGTTTTCCGGTGTCGCCTCCCGCAGAAAATAGGGGTTGATAACTTGATGCTTACCGTCGTCGCTGGGATTGAGGGTGATATTGTATCGCTCCCAGCATTTACCACTTTCGTCTGTGTAGTATGTGTGTACCGCAAAAGCCATGCTTGGTATCTCTTTGATATATCCATGTCGCTTAAAACACCCCATAATTTTAGGGTCAGGGGCGTAAGTGGATACGATCACGAGGAATCTATCTCCAATATAGTAAAGGCGCTTATTTCCGCAGTTTTCTGTTGCGGTTACTCTTTCCATATATTGGTTTATGGTGCGCTCCATCATGATTTACCTCCAAACTATCCCAGCTTTAGTAACCCCACATATCCATGGCGCCCTCAAGACCATAACACCCTGATAATCTCTCCCTGAGCTGCTCGTTCTCTTTTTCAAGACTGCTCTTATATCCGAGAGATCGCAGTCGCCTCTGCGCCTGTTGGAGAGACTCGTTGGCCCAGCTTGGCGGGATTGTTTTCCCATCCATAATTCTCTCCGCCCATGTGTCGGGAGATAAATGGATAGCTTCCCAGTCCGTCTCGCGCTGAGTATATGTGGTACTTCTGCTGGCGTATTTCGCTGTGCAGCTATACCTGTTATGGCGTTTGACACATTTTGAGGCCGCCATATTCTTCGAGATAAACTCCCAATAAGCGGCCTTTGACTTCTCTTCCGGCAGGTTCAAATGAAGTTTCTTTGCTATGATTTCAGCAGCCTTAACCTGTTTCTCTGTTGGTGGCGTTATTGTACCTTTCATAAGTTCCAGCTTTCATTCTTTCCGTTCACCATAACTGCAAAAATCATCATCGCGCATCTGGTAACACAAGATATTCGGTTGGCCTGGAGTACCATCTCTAAACTTACAATCCTTGCACCGAACAACATGGACCGCATCGACAACAGGTTGCTGTCGAATCCATTCTTGCATTGATTCGATACCCATGATGAAGTTCTCGTCGCCGTTGACTCTGTCAAATCCGTTTTCATATGGGATATGCTCTACGTCAATCAGCACCATGTCGCAACACCTCCTTAAAAACCTGAGTTTATCCCAGCATATAGCGCAATCGCAAGCAAGATAGAAAAGATGATCGCACAGGGTATGAGCATGAGGAGATTGGCCAGATTACTGGTATAAAGCGCGAAAATTAAAACGAAGATAGCTCCAATCAGCGATCCAATGAGCGCGAAAATAACCAGTATCGCCAGAAATATCATGGCCGCCATCACCAGGATATCGGATGGCTTGAGCTCGCTATCGGTCATACGGCTGTCAAGCTCTTTTAAGAATTTCATTCTAAACCAACCTCCACGGCGCACGGCCAGACCACATTGGTTCGCACCCAACCTCTCCCGTGGTGCTGTTTTTGCAGGCAAGGTTGCTGCACAGAGCGCAGAATTTCTGCGAACCCATGATGAACTCAATCGTCTCTTTGGCCTCGCGGTACTGCTTATCCTGGTTCTTACACTCATTGATAAGCATCTTGATGATTTCGGAAGCCTGATGATATGCGTCCGTTCCCTGCCAGGAATCGGCGGCTTTATTGGCGAGCCGTATCAATTCTGCATTCATGTTGTCACACATCCTCTCTCGCACAGATGGTGTAGATCTCAGCGTCAAGGATTACTTCGCAGCAGTCCTCACATTCGAGGCAGATATCTGCGGGGTTGTCAGGGTCTCCGTAGGACACGATGGAAACATTGTGCCCTCTGTGTTTCGCCAACAGGTTCCAGAGGATTTCGTCCTGCTCTACGATGCGGTCGTGCTGGCGGTAAAACTCGTCCACGCACTCGTCGCTGCAGAAGTGGCTCTCCGAGCAGACCTCGATGTACTTTGTTGGCTTACCGCAGGTCAGGCACCCACACTCGGTATCACCAACCATGACCCCGTTCTTTACCCAGCGAAAACCCTGGTCATCCGTGGTCACAGGGTACTCTTCAAACTTCATGTGGCTACCTCCTAAATTTTCATATCGTCCAGCGTGCAAACATAGACACGCAAGCCTACAATGTTGCCTTTTGAGCACACCAGTTCTGTGTTTGTGTAACGCAGACCTGTCTCCTCCTCGGCGGCCATCACAGCCTCTGTATCCTTTCCGGCGTTCAGGTCAGCCATCGAGAATGTGCCGACCAAAATCCCCTTACCTTTGATGTACCGGTTCATAAGGCGTCACCCCTAATGGTTGATGTCTTGGAAATTTATATGGCTCCAGTCGATTTTCTGACCGCACTGGCAGCAGAACTTATCCATATGCGTATCCCAGTCATCGTCACCTGGGCCGGTGATGACATATCCGCCGACTTCCCAGTCGCAGATCGGGCACACGAAATACTTCCTACGCAGACCGTTGCAAATCATAGGAGGCAATCCTATCTGTTGGTTCATACGTTCACCACCATTCACTTTCAATCCAAACTACAAGGGAGTTCTCGCTCTCCCACTCAAACTTTGTGATCTCCCAGTCGATGTCATAAGAATCGCCGTCGAGAGATTCAAGGCTGTTGCCGTGCCACCGGCAGTAACCGAACAGCGTATCGCCGCCATGGAACGCAGGCGGCAGATTTGTGCGGACCATGATGTCCACTCTCCGATCAGGGAGGATGTTTCTGAGTGTCATAGGTTTACTCCTTGTCTGCTTGCTTTGCCATCCGCTTTAGGTGCTGCTTATAGAACTCAGACTGGAAATACTCCTCAGCCAGAACCTCGAAGGCTACCGAGTCGTGGAGCTTCCCGTCAAGAAGCTGCACCGCCTGCCGTTCGTAGGCGCACTCTCTGCCGCCCATCTTTTTACAGACTCTCCTGTAAGATTTTGTGACCGGGTTGTCCACGACGGCGTACCATTCCATGCGGTTCATGTGGTACTTCTCGAAGATATCGGCGATGGCATTGTATGTATCACGGATGAAGGTCTGATTGCCGATGTCGAAGCTGATAAGCCCAAAGCTGCTCACGCTCCGTGCAAAGGCGTCTACCCGGTATGAGAGATACCCGATGACCTTGCCGTCCTTATCAAGGCTCACGAAGTGGTGGCCCCACACGGTGTTGTTGTTGAGTTCCATGTCGAAGTAGCCGCCGCCCGGCTGGGTGAAGTAGTACATATACTTCGGGTCAATGCTCGCCTCGGCAAGCAACTGCCGCAATTCTGCCTCATATGCGTTTGCAATTCGCAGCATAAAACCACCGCCTTAATCGTATCCGACGACGTATAAATCATCGTCGATCATGGACTCGATTTCTGAGTCTGCCAGGGTCGTGAGCTTTTTCACCGCATCAATGAGTCGCTTGTGAACTTCCTGGAGAGTTTCCGGTTCGTTGTCTGCCCTTTGCCACGGCAATGACGGCGGGTAATAGAGGAACGATTTCCCCGCGCCGTCATCCCCATAAGTGAGGGAGTCCGTGTCATCGCAGAAGGTAAACATATCTGCGAGACAGTTGAACGGCTCGCCGTCCACAAAATTATCGACATCCAGGCCATCGTAGTCACCGTCAGCAACCATTTGGACGAGCTCTTCATCGTCTGTGAATTGCTCCAGCAGCAGCTTTGCGACCTTTGCTTTATCAATGAACGGGTAAAGTCCATCTGTGTCGATTCCGACACCTGTAATAATCCAGTAGTCTGCGCTCATAGACCCACCTCCTAAAATGATCCGTCGTCTGTATAAGGGAGAAGCGCGACACCATTTAAGATATAGGCAAGATGTTCTCCGCCATCCCCAAGGTTTCTGGCAAGTGTTTCGCAGTACAGCAAAATAGAGCGAAGTCGTGCAATGCTGATCGGAGCGTTTGAAGAGATATCAATATAGATCTCACGCTCCATCTCGTCGTCCATACGAACCACCTCACCCCTCATTGATTGCTCTGAAAAACTCTTTTGAATTGATGTTCTTTCCGTCGGATTTAGAGATAAGAAAAGCCACGCGGGGTTGGTGCGTGGCTTCTCGCTCAGAATTTTAATTCTTTATGGAACCGCTTTTTGAAAATAGCTTTTGCAAAATTCATGTTTTGCTCGACCTGTGGGATGTACGGCTTGGTGATGTCGTAGTTGAGGTACAGAACCGCCATCAGCTCGGCGAGGAAATCCCCACGGATCTTATCCTCTTTCATGCGGCAGGTCACATTGGTGATACCAAGCATGAGCTTGTGCCACGCCGCTGTCATATCAATAGATTCATCGACATGAAACTCGTCGAGCCACTCACGGAGCGTCCAGGTCTTGCCGGACTTTGTGCCGTTGCCGCAGAAATGCTCGTTGGCAAAGTAATGGTAGGTGTTGTCGCGTGTATCGAAGTATCTACCCAGAGGAAACAGGGCACAGGCGGACGGTTTGTCCTTGTGTACCATGCACTTACCTTTACGCATCATCCGGCAGCTTCCGTCCATCCTCTCGGCGAGTGTGATGACCGGAATATGGGACTGCTCGCCGATGTTTCCCCTCGTATTCTTGCGGATGACCTCGATGACCGGAGTATTCAGCGCCCTTCCGATGCGGAATACATCGGCTCCTGTGAGGAGGATCGGCTCTCTCCGGTTGCGGCAGCAGTTGCCGCACATGACACACTCGAACTGGAAAGTGTCATCCGGCTTCAACTCATGCTCTGTGAACCACTTGATGTCTTTTTCTGTGTATGCCATAAAATCGTCTCCTTATGAAAATTCCCACGGCCTGAGCGACCGTGGGTATGTAATGCGCGGAGACAACTTAGGTTGTCATGCTTTGCGCTTTGACAGATATTCGAGCAGCGCAGACCGCTCGTTTTCAAGCTCGCCGCCGATGACCTTATCCAGGATTTCGTTCAGCGCCGCGCCAACCTCTTTCCCCTCCGGAACACCGGACTGCATGACATCGTATCCGTTGACGGCCAGATCCTTGACGGTGTAGCACTGCTGCTGTTCAAGGATGTCGCCGACAATGGTGCGAAGCGCGTTGCAACGCTCGATCCTGCTGGCCTGCGTATCCTTTGAGTGGGCGAGGATGTCCGCCATTCTGACCTCCAGCAGACGGTAGAACTGCTCCGGGCCAATCTTGTTCAGCCATCTGCGTACCGTCTTCGGCGTAGGCTCAATGACTGAGTCGTGGAACAGAACCAGCTCCAGTACATCGGCCTTGGTTTGATTATCAAACCTGAGTTTGGTAAGGACGCCCTCCGCGATGTCCCTGCTGACCACACCGTGGCCGTAGAAGTGACCGCCACGCTCGTCCTCCGTGTAACAGTTGGGCTTGCCAATGTCGTGGAGCAGAAGCGTGACATTGACTACGGTGTCCTCGCCTGTGTAGTTGGAAACCGCATGGGCGATGTGGTCATATACGTTGTACTCGTGGTACTTATTGTTCTGACGAAACCCGACACACGGCTTCATCTCCGGGATGATTTCGGTGATAACGTCAGGGTAGTCCAGCAGAACCTGGAGAACATTCTTACCGCACAACAGCCTGCAAAGCTCTGTGTTGATGCGCTCCACGGCGATGTTCCGGAGCAGGTGAGAGCATTTGTGGATCGCCTCCGCCGTTCCGTCTTCGATGCGGAACCCATACTTGGAGGCAAACCGCAAAGCCCGCATCAGACGCAGCCCATCTTCGTGGAAGCGGGCGGCTGCATCGCCGACACAGCGGATCACACCGTCGGCCAAGTCCTTCTCGCCGCCGAACGGGTCTACCAAACCGCGCCGGTCATTGTAGGCCATGGCGTTGATAGTGAAGTCACGGCGGGCGAGGTCTTCCTCCAGGCTTTTGACGAACTTCACTTCATCCGGGTGCCGGTTATCGGAGTACGTCCCATCTACTCGGAAGGTGGTCACCTCGTATAAGCCGTCCGGCATCACGATGGTGACGGTCCCGTGCTGGAGACCGGTCTCAATGACCCGCTTGTCGCCAAAGATCTCCTTGACCTGCTGTGGGGAGGCGGACGTGCAGATGTCCCAATCCTTCGGGACACGACCAAGCAGCCTGTCTCTCACACAGCCGCCGACCACATAGGCTTCAAACCCGTTCTCCTGGAGCGGGTCAATGATAAACGCCGCACCAAGCGGGAGAGAATACCTATTCATCAATCGCCCTCCTGTTCACGCTTTCCACAAACTCTCCGACCACTTTCATGTCCGGCTGGTCCGGGAGGGAGGTGTTCGCCTTTGCATATTGCAGGCGCTTCTCATAGTCCTCCACAATATCGAAGAACTCCTGCCGGAACATACCGTCTTCCTTTTGGAAATATCCGTGGCGGATACTGAGCAGAAAATCCCTGTCGTTTGCACGGTAGGTGTTGATTTCGCCCTTCTCCAAAATATCCAGGCACATCAGGTACAGCCGGATAAGGTGCATGGCGTGCTTGTTGAGGTGGGCGTCGTCCTTCTTATGGTTCCTGTGGTTCAGCTTCTCGTAGTTCCCGATCACGTTGGAGAGGGAGTTCATCATAATGCTGAAATCACGCACCGGATACTTGTCCAAGTGGATGTCAGCGAAAACCTCGCGGTCGAGATCGTCCCGCTCACTGTCTGCGGTGTACAGTCTGACACTTCCCTTGTCGAAGTGGCTGTACTTATCCCTGAAAGACTTGACCGCCCGCTTCATGGCGTCGAGGATATGTTCCTCGTTGTCGGCCTGGGACATCTTGTCCCTGGCGAGGGCGTTCTTCAACCTGCGAAGCTGCTGTGTGGCATATCCGCCGAAGGACTCAGCCGCCCGGCGGGACAGGAAAATCTTCTTGTTGTCGATCATCTCCTGTCCAATGGGAGAAACGAAGAAGTAATGCTCCGGCTTGCAGCCGAGAAGTTCAATCGTGTTTGGATTGCAGTTCAGCAGGAGGCTGACCAGCTTGTTGAATGAGTAGATGACGGTGTCCGTCTGCGTGTGGACCACCTGCTCGAAACTCGTCAGGCCAAGGATGTCGCTTCTGCTGTTGAGCGTACAACCGCGCACATCCACATCAGATGTCTCCACGTTGGTTCCGTAGGCGTAGCTGCCTCCCATGGTCAGGAACATGATTTTGTACGACAGATGCGGGTTCGTCCACAGGAAATCATACTGCTCCCCGGCAATCATTTCTTTGATTTGTTCAATCGTCATATAGCTCACCCCAGTTTTATAATGTTGCGGCGAAGCATTGAATAAGCAATATAATGCGTAGTTCAAACGCTCCGGCAGGCATTGAGGGACAAAGCCTGCGGCAAAATCCTAAATTAAAACAGCGAAAAAACATGGTGTGCTGTCACGCCAAAAAATCCATGGCAGAGTTGCCTATGGCAAGCGCATGAGTTCCACACTCTGCTACTCACATACGCCTTGCGGGTCACACTCCCGCCCAGTCGCCGAATGCAGATATCAGCCACTAAGTCCAGCGCTGACATAGGCTGTCTGCAAAGCAGGATGTTCATCTGCATCCCGTAGGTCGCGTCCGGGATTCCTCCGGCATAACTCCTACGATGGCCACGATTTACTCCTTAGATGATGGCTGCCTCTAAGCCAACATTCCACGCTTTAACTCTGTCTGTGACTTACATACAAATTCTGGCCGCGCTTGGACCGCTCCGCCCGGACCGCATCGTGGAACCGAAGCCAACCCGGCTCGTCGATTTGGGGGTCGCCGTAACCGCCAAGGTACTTTTGCTCGGTAAGATCCTGGTCAAAACACCACAGCGTCCTGTTATCCAGATAGGGAATCAACGGTGTGATGAAGTCGATCACAAGCCCAGGCATATATGTCTGGCGGCCAACGGCATACCGGACCGCACAATTCAGAATACACCCGAACTTGTCGCTCTGCAAGTCAATCGTTGGTTTACTCATACAACACCAGCTTTCCTGAGCTCCTCTGCCAGTTGCTCGCGGTAGAAATCGTATGCCTCATGGTGCCCGTACCGCTCCTCCTCGATGTCTATCCAGGACTTGCTGGTGAGCCGGATATAACCGCGCTTCTTCACGTTGTCGTGGGCCGCCGTAGTCACCACATACGGATAGTATGGGATACAATCTTCACGGCAGGTGAGGTGAAGCGGCTCCACACTGTCGCCTACATACACCTCGCAGTTCAGAACATGATCGAGGCCGCAGATCTCAATCTCGTCGTAGAAATCGCACTTACCGGAGAACTTGCTCATGACTGGGCACCGCCTACATGGAAGAACGACTGGAAGATGTCCTCGTCAACCTCAAGCGGGTCGTTGCTGTACCGCCTGTAAACTTCCTGCAAGGGAATTGTGTTTTCATCCCGCGATCCCTTGTATTCGATTCCGCGTTCGATAGTCCCTATCACAACAACATGGAACCTGTCTGAATATGTTTCATCAAGTTTGAGGAACATCCTTGAGTAACCGGAACCACCGTGCGGAACTCCGGCATCCACAAGAAGCTGCGTCGCTTCTTTCCGCTCTCTCCAGTCCTTACAGTAGATGGAGAACTTCCCATCCATGAAGTCGCTGGCGAGATATTCCATCGCTAAATTCATGGTAGACCTCCTATGCCTTTGGGGCTACATGGAAAAACTCACCGAAGAGCTTCTCGTCTGTCTCAAATGGTGTCCATGAAAAAGGATAGAGGTCGGGCAAATCCTGGAAACGAACCGCGTTTTTCGCTTGTCCTGCATCGGCTGTGCAATACTCAATCCCATCACTCGAACAAAACAGCACCTTCCATATGGCCCCATATTCTCTGTTCCTGTTGGCAATAATTTCGGAGGCACCGGAAGTCCCATGATTCACGCCGCTTTCAAGCAACAGGATGGTCGCCTGATAGCGCTCTCCGAGGGTGGTACACAAAATAGTGACACGATGGTTTCGAAAATCATCGACCAGCCTCTCAATATCTATTTCCATGTCGCACCTCCTTACACCCTTATTTTCTGCGTGTATCCACACTTTTTGCAGCGGTAGACATATTTGTGCCCACACGGCATCGTGTCTGACGGGGACTCGTAGACATCAATAGAAATCAGATGTTCAAAGTCGTGCTCGCAAAAGAGTGAACGTATGTAGTTGACAATCCACCGCATGAAATCACCTGCTTACCATCCGTGAAAGGCGCGGCGCAATGGCAAGGCCAACGAACATCACAAGAGCGTCCATAATTGCCCCGATTGAGCTGGTGGAAACCTTGGCCCAAAGCGGGAGCTGGTATAAAATGCACTCTACGACAGGCTTGATGACCGCAATTCCGACGAACACAGCGGCGTAAGTGAGACAGTAGTTCATACGGTGCGCCCGCCTGTTGTCTTCTCTCACATAGCCTCTCCCGCACACTGCACCAATGAACAGGTTGCCAAGCAGCCAGCCGGGAGGGAACCAACCGGAGGTCAACAGACTGACAAACACACAGCCGGCACCGCCGACCACAGCACCGGCTGCGCCTCCGAACAGGTAGCAGTACACGCCGAGAACGATATAACCAAGGTCCAGGGCGATATGCCCGACGATTGGGATTTTGATCGTCATACTCAGCGCGACATAAAGCGCGATACCCATCGCGGTGATACAAAGCATCTTTAATCTTTTATTCATGTCGGCCTCCTTATTCAATCCAACGGTAGTAAGTTCCGTTGTCATCCACCACACCGTCGGGGTGTTCTGCTACCACTGCCGCAAATTCATCGAACGAATCGAACGGGATGTTGGAAAAGTCCATGGCCGTTTTATAGATACCATCCGGGGCATCAGTTTCGTTCTCTTCTTCGTATTCCTCTACGGAGTTGTACCTCCAGAACACGTCGAAGTCCACCGTCCTGGTGTCCAGATTGACCGTCACACGGCCCTCTTCCCAATTCCTGGTGTCCCGGATTCCCTCCTTGGTCACGGCGATCAGACCTCTGTTCCGGTCGCTGCACTCATTGAAGTGCATACCGGAATACCTTGCGTCCGCTTTGATCCGCTCCCGCTCCTCTTCATTAACACCGCCGCCTGTACGCTCCAACAGCATGACCGCGTACTCGGTTCCGAACTCCTCGTCGTCTTCGTCGATAGCGGCCAGGATTTGTCTGGTCATAGCGATAGAGGAAAAGGTGTAGGCAGACCAGTGGTAGTAGCAGTTGGCGATACAGCCGTTTCTGTTTGTGATTTCAATGTTCAACCGCTGACCCATTGTCGCACCTCCTTAAAAAATCGAGTACACATACTCGAAGCATTTTCTGTAATGGTTCCCTTTTGGAAAGGTATCTTTATAGCGGCGTACCGTCCGGTTGGAAAGCCGCTTGTAGTAGCGAAGGATATTGGAGTTCTTGGGGTACTTGATGTGGTCGCCAACCGGGGACCAAACCCCATCGACCCAATCCCACTTGACATATCCGGCCCACGGGACATACTTGCAGTTGATGATGCGCCGCAGCGCGGCGTCCTTCTTACGGTTCATGTAACGGCGATAAGCCCTGCCTCCGCGCCGTTCACCTTTGCGGCGCACCGGCTCCTTTTCGACAAACGCATCTTCACAATATCCGCCCATCCAAAAATGCTCCTCTCCGATTTTGTCACAGCAGCAATACTCTGGCTGCCAATCCTCAAAACCGTACTTGGTCAGCCGCTCACGACGCCAGCGAAGCTCTGCCTCGCCAATCGGGCACTCGTCGCACATCATGTAACAATCGCCGAAGTCTATCACCGTATCACCGCCCTACTGTTTCGTATAGGAAAGCCGCCGTTCTGCTTCTTCATCATCCTTTGGCTCGGTGTAATACTTATATTGCAGCATCAAGGGGAGATCGCTTGAAAGAGATCTGTCCCACAGCATGAACTCATACCACGCAGGCTCTTTGCTGCCGTTACACCAGCTCGGAAGCTCATACATGGAATGGTAACGCTCTCCTGGGTCATCAATCACTGCGGACCTGTCATAGCCTGACACACGAACCAGGACATCTTCGACCCGCACTCTTTTGGCAAGACGGCAGAGCCACCTTTGAAACTCTCGGTATGTTCTGGAGAACTCGCGGTCACGCAGGCGTCCGTCAACGGCGATGATGTATTCTCTCTGCGTCTTGAAGTGGCCGGAACCGAGATTGCTGGGTTGCCCGAACTCGTCATGGCTGCTTGAGCTGTTGAAGCCTTCGCACTTCTGCACATAGACGTGCATCGGCCCCTCAGAACCGGTGACCATTGGAAGGTGGTCGAGAACCGTGCGGAGAACATACTCTATTTCCGGCTGGGAACGGCCAGCCGGTCGAACAATGATCGCACCTTTGATATGAGTCCACGAAGACATCCCACAGCACCTCCGTTCTCTGCCTTATTTCTTAAACATCACACAATCCCGTATGATTCGTTTCCTTAAAGAACTGTCGTTCAAATCTTCCCACGGAGACCAATCAAACTGGTCGGTGACATCTCCTGAAATGTCGTATACCCGGCCACATATTTCTGTGGCGAAGTGGTTCATTACCTCGTCATAGACTAAAACGGGGGAGTATTGAGCGAACCTCTCACACAAAATCTGAGCGAACCAATAACAGCAGCCACAAGTAAATGCTGTTATGACCTGCTGGAATTTGCCGTTGTTCGTAAAGCGGCTGATGAAACCGAAAACTTCTTCTTTCATACGCACCTGCGCGATACGCGGAAAAGCCCACGGATGTGACTCCGTGGGCTTCGCTCCGCTCTATTTAATTAACGCCGTCAATGCCGATGATGGCGCTGGAACCGGAGACGGTCGGCATCTTGCCGTCCCACTGTTCGTACTTGATCTTTTCAATCAGCTCAGGGGTCAGGGAAGCCGCAATCACGCGGTTGGCGTCTGCCTCGGCCTCTGCCGCGATACGCAGCGCCTCAGCTTCCGCCTCAGCCTTTACAACAGCGGTCTCCGCCGCGATGCTGGCGACCTCTTTATCCTTTTCGGCCTGGACTTTGGCGGTCTGCGCTTCAATATTCGCCAGCTCCAGTTCCTGCTGTGCCGTCACTTTCTTCTGGATAGCAGCGGCGGTCTCCTCGTCCACGGAGATGTCGGTGAAGTTCACCGTATCAATGATGATACCGTAGGTGCTGAACTTCTCCCGCAGGTATGTATCCAGCTCCGCGTTGATAGCGGTACGCTGGTCGCCAAAGATGTCTGTGACGGGGTAGTTGGCGGAAACCTCCTGTGTCCAGGCGATGACCTTGGGCTTGATGAAGGTGTCTTTGATGGCCTCGCCGGAGCGCCCCTTGAACCGGGTGAACGTCTCTGCCACGCGGTCAACATCGAAGTAGTAGGAGAACTCCAGGTTCACCCGGACCGTCTTGCCGTCCGATGTGGGAATACTAAAGCTCTCGTCGTTCGGTGAGTCACCCTTGTCGGCGGCTGTCAGATAGGACTGCTCAATGCCGATGGAATAGGTGGTCACCTTTTTGGTGGGTGCGACGATGTGCCAGCCCTGCGTGAGAACCTCCCCATCCACGCCGCCGTTCATGTTGTACACGACGCCGACGTAACCGGCGGGGATACGCTCCGTACAGACGAAGGCGAAAGTCACGCCTCCGAAAATCAGCAGGGCGAGCACAATCGCCCCAATGAGTCCTTTCTTACGCATCTGTCTGCTTTACTCCTTTTATTCTTTGTCTTTTTCCTCTCCGGGCTCCGGGTCCTCTTCCTCCATCGCGTCCTTCGCATCTTTCCACAGGCGGCTCACGAATCTGCCGAACGGGATAAATGCGAAGGAGAGCAACAGCCACAGAAGACCAGCAGCGAGGAACACCAGGATCACGAATACGGGCATCTGCTATCCTCCTTTACATTTGATATATAAGGTAAGGTAGTGCTCACGGAAAACTCCCGTGAGCATATCCATAACCTTTCCCCAGTCTCCGCCGCCAAGACCACAGCCGATCCGGTACGGCATGGCGATGGTATCTCCGAGATTCACATGAACGGCGAGCGTTTCACAGCCACGGCGCAGAGCGTTTATGTCTGTGTACTGGCTGCCGTCTCTGCCATACTGGTTCTGGCCAAACAGATTGACGACCACAGAGTAACCCGTAACGCGGACACCCTGCGCCCTGCCGAGAAGCTGCTCCCTGTTGTCGCTGTACCGGTCGCACAGCACCTTGTACCGGTCGTAGACATCCGGCCACTTCTCCCGGATCTGCTTGGCTACACCGCTTCCCATCACGCCCTGGCAATTCACCTGATGGCATATGTATCTTGCGCCGGACCTCAGCAGGTCTCCCTCAACGATTCGTATCATCCTGCACCTCCGACATCAGCCAACTGATTTCATGTTCCAGAGCGTCCACAAAATCCCAGAACCTCTCGTCGTCGCTGGTAATGTAATACGGAAACTCGCCGCAGCACTCCCACTCTCCATCCAGGTTCTCGTCATAATCCCGGTGGACTTCGGAATGGATCAGCATCGCGGCGAGCTTTTCGATATTGGATTTCAAGGCGTCCAGATTAGTCATTTGAATCACCCTGCCCTAAAACCCGTGGGAAATACGTCCGGCTGCCCATTCGGCTTTCCGCCTTCCTGGTCTTGCCGAGCGCCTCCCGCAGAAGATTCATCATGTTGCGGCCCTTGTCGCTGTTGAGGAACATCACCAGCGGTTCCAGTATCTCGCAGGTGTCCTTATGAGCCCTGCGAAGCTGGCGGCACCGCTGGATCTGAGTGGCGACCTTTGCACGCTCGCCGTAGTCAAGCCCGTCCAGCTCTAGCTTATGGAGGTAGTCCTGCGTGAGCCCATCCATGCGGTGAACCTGTTCGCTGCTCCATGCGTAGTCCTTGACAGCGGTATCCATCAGCTCACAGACCGCGCTGATGTTTTGAGAAAACGGAGGGATCGTAGGCTTCTTCTTAGACATAGGCTCGCCCTCCAAAAATCAGATTGTTGATTTCGTCATCTGTCGCTGCGTCGAAGTTTGACTCTGCCACATCCTCAAAATCCAGCGTGAATGGAATCGGCGCCCAACCGCACTTGTTGGTTTCCGGGTCGATGCGGATATACTTGTCTGCGACGCCGACGAAATAGATACCGCATTCATCGACATGGTGGACGATATACTGCTTGGTGGTCTCGCCGTCAGAAATGGTCACCGGCATACCGTAGCGAAGTGAGGCAAAATTCACAGCCGGTCACCTCCCGAAGATGAAATCGGATAACTCGTCCTCGCTGGCGGCGTCAAAGTCAGACTCGGTTCCATCTACGATGCAGTCGATGGCGCTCGGATACCACGCCCATCTTCTGTTGTCCTCTTCGACCAGAACGCAGTAATTGGGGTAGACCTCCGATACTGTGACGATTTGGCCGAGCCACTGGTCCATGAGACCCTCTTTGTTTTCGCCGGAGTTTTCGTTCCACTCGTCAACGATTTTGATTTTCATGCCGACCTGCAAACGATCTAAGCTGACCATAGGCGACGCCCTCCTTTCATCCGAAACTCACATCATCCTTGTCCGTCCGCAGAGCAACAAAAACGGGAAACTGCAAGCTGCGTTTGGACGTATCCTTGTCGAACGAGATCTCCTTGTACTTGATTTCGGCAAGTGTTCCGATGACATCCTCGCGGTGCTCCCAGAACCACTTGCGCTGCTCGTCAGTGAACCCGGACCCGACGCCGACCTCAGCACCGATGAAGTCCACCACGATGGACCCCATCACATCGGAGCATCTGCCGGTTCCCGGTTCGACCCGGACGATGGGGAGGTCAACCGTGTAGAACCGCTTGACCTTTAAGATACCGCTGTGCCTCCTGCACTGGTAAGGAACATCAAGGTTGACCATGAGCCCCTCTTTATCCTCGGCGACCATACGGTCCAGCAGCGGGGCGATAACCGACTGGTCTGTGCCGGAGTAGAGCGACGGGAGAATGGACACATTCTCGTTCCCCGGATGGAACTTGGTGAGCTCGTCCATCCACCGGCGGCGTGTCCGGTAGGTTGCGGTGCTGTAACCCCGGTCGAAGTCCATTTCCGGGAGCATATCGAAAATTGTGAAGCAAACCCTCGTTTTATCACCATTTTCACCGTTCAAAATTCCCGTGGTTATGCGAAATGCTTCGTTGTCGGACAGCTCACCTTTGTCTTTCAAGGTGATTTCCCCGTCATAAACGAAGTCCGGGTACTTTTCCAGCTCATTTACGATGTGGTCGAGCCCAGGCATGATCGCTCCGCTCCGGGCAATCATCTTCCCGTCATAAAAGGTAGCACGGACACCGTTCAGCTTCTGCGAAACGGAAAACCACACGCCATCTTTCAGCGGGTACTTCTCGATGGGATATGCCTGCTGGACTTCCCACTCAGGAATCAGGCCGGGGATCGCTTTGTTGATACTCTTGGCGGTGACTCCAAGCCGGAGCGTTTTCGCCAACAGCTTCTGATACAGGACTCTGTCCTCCGGCGTCTGCAGCTCCAGAAAGGTGAGGACTTGATAGAGTGTCACATCGTCGATTGCCTTTCTGTGAGACAGGCTTGAACAGATATCGAAAATCGTGGTGAAGGTCTGTGTGATGGCCGAGTTCGGCCTGCACCGCTGGTTCAGCGTCGTCTCTGATACCTTGTAAGTAAGGCGAGGGTGGCAGGCGTAGTAGATAAGCTGCCGGAAATACTCGTTGCCGGCATTCCTGGCGAGCACTTCCTGCTTCGCCTTTGAGCCGGTCGTATTTTGCAAAAGCCGAACAGCATCCAGTGCGTTACGCAAATCCTCCATGATTATTTCCACCACCCTCGTCGTGAGTTAAGACAATGAGAATCAGTACGATGACCAGCGCCAGATATGGCTCATACATACGTCGTGTACGGGTCGCCATACGCCGGCATGGGGCGGAGCTTATGGAGGTTCCTGGCGTGCAGGTCCATGATCTTCGCCCGGATCTCAGGGTCTTCGCAGTTACCGGTCATGATGAAGTTGTCCAGCGTTTCGTATGTAAAGCCCAGGTTATCCTCGTCAGTGGAACCACACAGGCCGTCGGTAGGGACCTTTTCAATAAGGTTCTTCGGTAGGCCGAGCTCGTAGCCGAGCTGCTTGACCTCATGCACCATCAGATGGGGCAAGGGACTGAAATCCCCGGCGGCGTCGCCAAACTTGGTGGCGTAACCGACATAGTCCTCAGACCTGTTGCAGGTGTTGGCGACTCTCCCGCCGTAGGGCAGGGACTGAGCCACCGCATACAGCGTGGCCATGCGGAGACGTGCCGGCAGATTTACGATGGCCTGACGGCTGACCGGGAGTGCCTCGTTGAGCTGGGCGACCATGGCGTTGAACGGCTCGGCGATGTTGACCACCTTGTGTGGGATACCGAGGTGCTTCACGAGCTGATAGCTGCACTCAATATCGTCCTGCACCCCGTTGGGCATCAGGACACCCATGACCTGATCTCTCCCCAGCGCCTCGACACACAGGGCGGCGACCACGCTGGAGTCCTTGCCGCCGGAGATACCGACAACGGCAAAACACGTCTGGCCGTTGCGGGCAAAGTAGTTCCGAATCCACTGTACGATTTCGTTCTTCGTTCTCTTGACATCACAGAGCATAGAAAACCCTCCTCAGAACTTTCCGTTGTGCAGGTTCTGCCGCACCTCGTCCAGAGTGTACCGCTTGATGAAGAGGCCGTTCACGAACACCGGGTAGAGCTCGTTCTCACCAGTGTTGGCCTGTTTCCAGGTCAGACCGTCCACATAGTCGTAACCGTACTTGGTCTTGAACACACGGCAGCAGCCGCGCTGGGACTTCTTGAAGTGCCCGTTGTCTGTCTTTGGGTTCTTGAAAATCATGATGGGATTGCCGTCCTTGTCCTCGGCATAGGTGGCCTTGACGGCGATGCCGAAGGTGTCACGGGTGTAGGGCTTGTATGTCATGGGGCGTGGAGCGCACGGGTGTGACAACTGATACCCGTCCAGCTCCAGCGTTTCCAGACACTGCATGGAGAAGGAACCGACGCCGAGGGACACGTTGTTGATGGCGAACCCGTTCTGCTCCAGAATGGTGTAGACCTCACGGCACCGCTGCGGCGTGATGCTGTCCCCATAGAGCGCCTTGACATGGGGGTCAAGGACTTTGAAGCCCTTGCTGTTCACGGTCCCGCCGAAGATGTCCCAGAGGGCGAACACGGTCTTCGTCACGATTTCCACGGGGTCGCCGCTGTCACCGCGAACGGAGAGGCAGCCGTCGTGGGCAAGGATCTCGTCCTTCAACTTGGGGAGGATGTCGTTGACCAAGTTCCAGTAGTCATAGCTGTCGCTGACCATGGAGAAACTCTGATGGGGATAGATCTCGGTGAGCAAGCGGCGGATCTGCGTCTCCTCGTCGCCGTCCACGGCGTAGTTGGAGCACATCACACTGTGCTCGGTGGAGAGTGCGCCGTACCCGACCTGATTCACGCCGATGTCGCAGTCATAGTGCTCCTCCAGCCATAGGATAGCCGGAACGGTGGCGGTGTTCAGGAAGCTCAGGAGGAAGGCGGCGGAACTCTTGGTGGCGCTCTCCACACTCTCCTGCCCGCGCATAGAGAAATCGCCGAGAAGCCTGGAGCGAACCACGCTGTCATCACAGGTGCGCTCTGCAAACTCCTCGACGATCTGGCGATAGCGGTAGCCGACCTCCGCCGAGACCTGGGTGTGCCACATGGTGGCGGAGAGCATGGTCTCGATGGTGTTGACCAACCACACGAAGTCGGGATGGGTGTTGGTGATCTCGATTTGCGGAACCTTGATGTCGGTTCTCACGCCCTCCGGGACAGCCCGGATCTCCAGAGGCAGAAAGCCGAGATCGTGGAGCTCACGGACACGGGCCTCGCCAACACCGTCGGTTCCGATGGTGGCGTTGAGAACTCGCTTATACTCCGCAACCACTTCCTCAATGTCCCGGTTGAAGAAGTCCTGATTGAAGGCGTCAACCAGGTAGTCCTGAATGAAAGCCTGGAGCCCGAACAGTGTGACCTTATCCGTATCGCCAAGACGGCTCATGCGGGGCGTGTAGTAGGACACCATCTTGGTGAGACCTGCCGGATACTGCGCCACGTGGGCTGTCTTATAGAAGTCAAGGCACAGCAGAGGATTGTAGGAAATCATCGCTATACACTCCTTTTTGAAATATATCATTTCCGCTGGTTATGGGAAATGATTGGTTTATAAAACCGTGATTTTCGGGTGGCTGCCCCGGAAAATGCTGTCCGTCGTGTAGACGTGCTCAATGAGGTCGGAGGACAGCACGTCGCCGTTGAAGATGTTGTTCTCACAGTGGGTGACATACAGGTAGACCTTGGTTGCGCCGGCCTCTTTCAGTGCGGCGGCAGTGTGCATGAACGTCCCGCCGCGAGAGCAGATGTCGTCCACGATCAGAACCTGATGGCCGCTCACCAGCTCTTCATTGGTGATGGACAGGCCGAGGATCTTGCCGGTCCGCCAATCCCTGTGCTTGATGCCGAACACATGGGGATAATCGGGGAACATGCTGGCGTACTTCTTGGACGCTCCCTCGTCGGGGAAACATAGGACGGTATCATGCGTTCCGCGTTCAATATCATTGAGCACCCAGCCGTAGACGTTCGGCTTGATGTCCTCCTGCGATACTCTATCCAGAAGGGCGATACCGACATTGGAGTGCGGATCTGTCACCCACACCCGGTCGAAGCGAAGACCGTTGATGAACTTGGCGAACCACTTGAGCGTGAACACCTCGTCCTCGTTCTTCACCCGGTCCATCCTCGCGTTGGGGAGGTATGGAAGATAGAGGTTGATCTCCGTCAGCGGATACGACTCACGGATATGGTGGACGAGATACCAGATGGCCATGCACTCCTCGTCCCCGTCGTAGCGCCACCGGATATTCTGCACGGGAGAGTTGTCGTAGTACCGCAGAGCCAGTGTCCCGTCCGGGAACCGGTTCAGCTCCACCTTGTTCTTGTTGATTTCTATCATGGTCAGGCACTCCTTTCATGCCTTAAAACTTGAAATTCATATGCGGGCGTGGATTTGCACCACGCATACGGGTGTCTCGGAAGTGCCAGCTCTATTTCAGCGACGACTCCACCCGCAACCCCTTAGTTTGCGTCTACTATTGCCGTTTGGGAGACTGACTGTACCGTGCGCCACCGGGCGGGCTGCTTAGAAGCGCCTCAGACGCCCCGATTATTTGGTCACGATATGGCTCCGTAGGCTTTACCACAATGAGGATAGTGTCTATTCCGCCACCGCATACACTGCAAAGTTACTCGCCAATCACATTGATCTGGCAGGCTTTCATGGTCGTGATGGCCGCAGCATGGCTCTCCGGCGTGACACCGGCACAGCAGGAGGCGTCCACTGTGATGGGAACTTCCGGCATATATGCCTTCATCATCAGCACGTTGGATACCACACAGATGTCAGTACACAGGCCGACCACTTCGATTTCGTCGATGCTCTCCTCCTCGGCATTGAGTTCAGACAGCCACTCGCACATCTCAACAGAACCGAAGGTCTCCTTATGGAAGAAGTCCATGACCACCATACCGGTCTGCGTTGAGAGTGCAGCGGTGATAGCCGGTGCCAGCATCCACCCCTCGGAACCTTTGATGCAGTGCTTCACCGGGAGCTTCTTGCCCTCCTGGGTCTCCAGGTAGTTGTCGTGGTGGGTGTCCTGGGTCACGGCGATGACGTCGCCGTCAAACTTGAGGATCTTATCCACGACATTCGGGACGATGGCGACGGCCTCTTTCGTTCCGAGCGAACCATCGACGAAATCTTTTTGCATATCGACAACAACGAGAACTTTCATTTTCCTTACCCCTGTTTCTTCATAATAAAACACCGGGCGGGGAGCGGGCTCCTCCCGCTCCCCCATTCCCGGCTCCCCAGACGTTGTCCGTATGCCGCCCGTCGATTGTCAGGGCGGCATATGCACAAAGCGACGCGTCTTTTTGGATCGACAAAAAGTTTTAACCCCGTTAAAACTTTTTGTGATCTCAAAAAGCGCGAAGCCAGCGGGCTCATTCTTCCACAATCTGCGAGAAGATATTGTGCATTTTTCCACCCGAAGGTGTTTATGTATCACAATCAATCTGCACAACGCCTGGGTAATCTAAAACCGCGTCACCGGTTTTGATTTCAGAATGGCAAAAAGTCGATCTCTTCTACGCTCAGGAACTTCCTGATACTCTCTTCGTCGGAAGCGCGGCGGTTCTCCTCGGCCACCTTGGCATTCGCCATATCCACGAGGCACATGGAGATCAGATCACCGACGGAGAAATCCTCCTGCGGAGGCGGCGCTTCCTGCGGCTCCTCCTCGACATACTCCTCTTCTTCCTCTTCCTCGTCCTCCTCCGGCTCCCAGCGGTCACAGTCGTCCATCCAGTCGAGGACGTCGTCCTTATAGGTGTCGAAGTCAGTGTCATCCATGCCGACATAGTCGAACATACCGTCGCAGCGGTAGTAGTCATAGTCGGTGTCGATGTCGGCGAGGTTGTCGCGGATGTAGCGCCATGACTCGCTCCGGATCGCCTCGGCAACATCGTCATCAATCATGCTGTCGATGTCATCGTTGCTGTAAATATCTGAGCAGATATCACAACCTTCGTCGGAACACAGGTCAATCAGCTCTGACCACGAATTGACTTGGTCCAGAAAATAAGATCTTGTCATAGATGTTGCCTCCTTATTGAGATGGTTGGCTGGGGCGGCTGGACTCGAACCAGCGGATGCGGGAGTCAAAGTCCCGTGCCTTACCACTTGGCTACGCCCCAATAGGCGGTCGGTTCCCCGTTATCGCCACACGTTCAGCCGACACCGGACTCGAACCGGTTTCACCGAAAGCATCAACTCCTCAATGCTTGACGGATGAACAAAGCGAGCGGGAATATGTCAAAGAAAGGAAGTGACCGCAGGAAAATGAACAAAACCTGCGGTGGAGCTGGTAGCAGGACTCGAACCCGCGACCCGCTGCTTACAAAACAGCAGCTCTACCAACTGAGCTATACCAGCAAATAAAGTGTGAGGTCGTGGGCCTCACAAATTGCCGCTTACCCACGCTTGTGCCTCACTCACAAAATTGAGCGGCTCTTTCGGTTTTGATCCGTCCGGCTTTCACAGACGGGGCGTCCCCCGGCATTCGCTCTCAGCAGGATTTGAACCTGCACTCAGCCTTACAGGCCAGCTCTGCCATTTGAGCTATGAGAGCATATCAAGTGTGCGGGCATGGGACTTTCACCCATGCAAGGGCCGACGTCTGCCCAGGTTAGTGGGTTTCGAACCGCTGTGCCCCTTACTTCCAATCAGTCTTTAACTACGGGGCTTTCCTAACATTTCCCTGCGTTTTTAATTTCGCCACCGCACACTCTTGCCACCCTCAAAAACAGCAACGGTGCAGGCACCGTTCGCTTGCAACCTGGGCGGCGAGGTTTGTGGAGCTGGAGCCCGGACTTGAACCGGGGACATTGGCTGTACGAGAGCCCTATTCTACCAACTGAATTACTCCAGCATAAAAGGCAGCCCCTACGCAGGGACTACCTTATTGTATAATGCGATAAACTGTTCGTTGACCTGCCGGTCTGTGTGGTAATGGCCGAAGTACCACCGCTTGAACTTCAAGTCCTGGCGGACTCTCTCCAGAAAGCTGACCATCGGGTCGTTCTCATACCAGGGAGATATCATCTGCTGGACGCTTCGTGGGGCGCAGTGCGTAACCACATAGTCAACCTCCCAGTTGACGGCCTCCAGTGCGCTGAGCGCCCGGTCCATCTCCCATATCGCCGGCATTTCTTCTTTCCACCATGAGAGGTGCTCGATGCGGCCGTCCTTATCCACGGAGCGAGCGCCGCCCATGACAAATATTTTCTTCCCGTCGATGGTGAGAACCTGACCTCTCTCCAGGTGGTAGATGTCCGACGCGATTTCCCTGACCTGTCCTCCGAACTTCTCACTCAGCGGCATTCTGCGGAGGATGTCAAAGTTTTCGTGGTTCCCATCTACGAACAGGGTGGTGTAATTTCTGGATGACAGCCAGTCCTGCCAGTAGATTTCTCTCGCGGAGCCGTCCCATACAAGGCCGAAATCTCCGCAGATAATGAGGAAGTCGTTCTTGGTCAAATCCTTCTGCTGTGGAAAATTCTTCGTGTTTAACTTGCCAATATCGAGATTGGCATGGGTGTCGCCAGTCAAATAAATCATGGCAAAACTCCTTTGAACGGGGGTACACTGTGATCTGACAGTAATATAGCGTGCCTTCTGGAGCTATCAAACAGATCCGAAGAGGCGGTGCGCGCTTCCTCTGGTATGGTTTCTGGTCATCTGATGTCCTGTAAAAGGAAATTTGTCAGGTCAGATTCTGTGAATCTGTCGAGAGGATTTGGGATGAACCCAGATGCGGAGTGTCTTCGGTCGCCTGGCCAGTCTGAACTGGTGGGTCGTCTCGCCAGTTGAGGGTCGGATGACGCGGCAGTCGGCGATGCCTGCTGCCACGCGTCATCTCCTCCCTTCAGGGGATACTCCTTCTTTCTCTCGGCTATTCGTCACTTACGCCATCGGCGGTAAGCACCACAAATAAATGCGGTTATACATCACAGTGTTTTTTGTTTATCTCAGGTCTTCTCTTATCATTCTGCAAACATCGACGCCCATTTTCTCATTGATATGCTTGATGATGTTGTTTGTCGCCTCCTCTTCGACCATCCGGCAGTAGTTGATGTTCCCGTCCATTACCTGCACATCGTGCAGATCCCACCTGATCCCATTCCTTTTGTCAAGAATGTAATTGTGGAGCATCGTCTGGAGCTGACGCTTCCGCTTGTGGCCGACCGTAATCACGTTGTCCTTGTTGAGCATCAGCCCAAGGTTCCAGTTGCGTCCGGAACTGGAGCCGTATCTCGTCTTTGACTCGTTCAATGTAAACGGCGCATTGAACTGAGCCAACGTATCCGTGATGAACTTCTCGATTTCCTTTGGGTCGAACTCATACTTGGAGGAAATCGTGAAGTCATCCGCGTATCTGGTGTTGACAAAGCTCTGGTTGTTGAGGTTGCGGAACCCGTGTGACAGCTCGTAGTCAACGGGGATCATCATCACATTGGTGATGGTCGGAGAGAACGGCGTTCCCTGCGGCAAACCGCCGTTGAGGAACGCAAGTTCCAGCGCTTTCTCCAGCTCGGCACGCCCGGACTCCAGCTTCACCACTTCGCTGAACGGGAAGATCATGCTGAGTTGCTGCATGACGAACTCGAGCGTCGTGCTTCCGAAGAAGTTGTGGAGGTCATACTTGCCAAACCACTTGCTCTCGTTGGCCTGATGACGCTTGATCGCATCAACGGTACACCGCCCTTGGATGTACGCAAATGCACTGGTGTGATACAGAGTGTGGAAGTCCCGCTCGAAAATCGTCTTGAGGCGGCGAAGCGCATCCATCAATTCCGGCTTCGGCTCGTCAATCTTACGGAGCCCTCCGCTCTTCTTGGGGATATAGAATGTGATGTAGAGGTCCGACCGCTTGACCCGGCGGAGCGCTTCCGTGCTGTTGTTGAACGCCTGGAGAGTCAAAATCAAACTGGGGACGTCGATGCTGTCCAAAAATCTACGACTGATATTGTCGAACTTGTAAGTCCTGGTGTTGCCGACATTGTAGTTGACGACCGGACTTTCCTTATAGGTGTTGAACAGGAACTCGTCCAGCGTCATCTGATGGTACATCGGAGACTGCATGACAGTCATATAAACCATTATCTCCGCACCTCTTTTCATTATAAGATATCTGTAACCTACATAAGTAAGACGACTGGGCTCGTGATCTGCGATGAAGGCGCCCGCAGCGCATTGCAGCTCTGTGAGTCTTCGGACTGCCGGTTCTCTCACCAGGTGCAGGAGACGAAATCCTTGGGATTCGGGGATTTCTCTCTACTCCCGTGCGAGTTCTTAACCTTCGTGGATGCGATGGCCTCGTTCCCAGACTCGGTCCACCTTCGCCAGGCATCTCGGGGCATTCTTTTTCTTCTCAGCTATTTGTTACTTCAACCATCGGCGTGAAGCTCCTCTTGCGAGGTAAATGCGTTACAGATGGTGCTGTTGAGGTCACACCAGACCTAAGAGCATCATGATTTCTTCATCCGTTCCAACCGGAATCGGATGAACATCGTAAGGAACGACAGTGTAGACGCCGTCCTCTACTTCCTCAACCTTGGTGTCCGGCTTTATCCGGCAAGTCGGACGGATACCAAGCCCGTGGCTGGCATACTCGGCATAGACGCTTCCGTTACGGCCAACCGCCTGCACATAACTGCTCCAACCCGCCCTGTTCGGCTTGTCCATCAGGAAGAAACCCATGAACTGTTCCGTCGAAGACCCTGGAGCGTTATACTTATACCGCTGGATATCTACTGTCGGATGGGCACGGATACCACGCTTGCGGAACACGTTGAACCTCGTATCTCCGGACACATCAGCGACGGATAGGAGACGCATCTTGGAGGTACACTCCAAATCATTGATTATGTATGTCTGATCCAGCAGATTGGCAAGCTCAAAGTCCTCGAAGTATCTCAGGAACCCGTAGTGTGCCGAGTAGACAGCTTCGGGGGAATCCACATCGGAGTACCCTCTGGCCGGTGCCACATCCTGCTCGTGCAGCTTGTGGAACCAGTTGTCCTCCTCGCTGTTCAGATACTGGAAGATGTTGGACAGATGCCAACAGTCGTTCGGCCTTACCTCCGGCCACGCCCGGTTCTCGACGGGATAGCGTTCCTTTGCGTCAAAGCACAGAAAGTCCACCACACTCTCCGAGACCAAATCACAGTTTGGCGTGGCCTTCAACCATGTGATGGGCTGCGGTTCCATGTCCGCTTTCACACCATACCTGCCAAAGAGCAGCTTGCTGCCAAGCCGCAGACTTTTTACCGTGGGCTGCATTACGCTTCACCGCCTTTCAGATCAAGATCGCCGAACAGGAATGACTCGATTGGGACGTCGCTCTCCTCAAAATCCGAGGACTCAAACATTTCATCGGTCCAGTACCGTCTCTGCTTGTCTGTTCTGGCGATGTATGTCCCAGCGCTGCTGATCGCAAGGATTTCGATTTGTCTTCCGGCCATTTTAGCCATGTCCGCAGTGACAACATCATCATCATGGCCGTCGTCCATTTTGTAATACTTACCAGCTTCGATATCTCTTCTGACTGTGGCGATATCACCGACGTTAAATCTTCTCAACCGAGCCACCTCCTTTCATATCTCACCGGACGCCATCAAAAGGCGTCCAGCGAGAAGTTGAACGAGTCGGCCAGAATCAGCTTCTTCAAGCCCTTCCCGTTCCAGAAGTTCATAAAGTTGGCCACACCCAGGGCGCAGATGACCCGGACGGTGGGGCAGACGGACAAGGTCACGTTGCAGGCGGAGACCGGCGTCTCCTCCTTGGCCTCGTCATGGGAGAAGTTCATGGAGTTCAGGAAATCCTTCTTCATCTTGTAGTTCGACCAGTCTGCCGCGTAGTGCTGGGCATCCTCCAGCCGGGTGCGGAAGTCGAACATGGCCTTAACGTATGGATTGTTCATGTGCATCTCCACGATCTGCTTCCGCAGTTCGATGTTGTCCACGCACAGGAACACATACCCGTTGAGCTGCTGGCCTTTCCAGCCATCCGGCTGGAGCTTCACATCATCGACGATGTCCGGATTGATCTCGGTCAGGATATCCAGCAGAGCATCCACCTTGCGCTGACCGACATCTTTCTGCCGGAACATCTGGTTTGCCAGGTTCTTCGGTTCCACCACATCGAAATCCCATAGCGTCATCTTCGACACGCCGCTCCTGGCGAGATTCTCCGCCACGGTGGACCCCACGGACCCGCACCCGATGATGTGGATGCGGGCGTCGATTTTCTCAGGCTGGAAATATTCGTAGCTCTTGGAAAGATCCATCTTGTTACCTCCCTGATCCGGACCAATACGGGTCATCGTCATCGTCGAGCTGGCCGCCCATGCCGTACAGCGACTCCTGCTCATATCCGTTCACACCGTGCCAACCGGCCCCGATCTGAACCTTTCTCTTTTCCTTTTCCTTCTTCTTGCTCTCCTGCTTGGGAGGGTTCGCCCCGGAAGCCGGGGTGACAGGGGCGACAGGTGCCGGACTGAGCGGATTGTACGGCACGTTCCCCTTGTAGGTCCCCGGCTGCTGATACGTCGGGGTCTGATAGGACGGCCTCTGGTAGCTGCCCTGGTTGTAGGTGTAGGTCTTGGACACGACCTTTGCCTTGGCATCCGCGATGAACTCGTCAAAGCCAGTGACTGCACTCTGGAGCTTGACCTCGACATCCCCATCCTCGAACAGGATGTTCTTCTTCATGTCGTAGATCTTGATGTTCCGGCTGAAAGACTTGTTGTAGATCATGAAGATGTAGAAGTTATCATCGTCGAGCTGGGCGAGGATCTCCTCCTGATGTGTGATGTCGGTCGCCGACGGATTGGGTGCCATACGGACATGGCTGTGACCCTGCATATGGATATTCTGGAACCGCTCGTCCTCGTCGTTTTCCATCAGCCACTTGGCGTACTTCTCGACGTCCATCTCCACTGTCGCGGCGGAGACCTCCTGGGGATAGACCAGGATATCGGTGATGACGTACTCGTCCTTCCCCTCGGTGTCCAGCCGGTAGGCGACGCCATGCCACGCCACCTCCTTGTCGAACTCCTGGAGAAGCATGGTCATCTTCGCCCACGCTTCATCGGTGAAGAACAGGGTCGCCTTCCGCTTCTCAGCGGTGAAAACCTTGGTGAATGTGATTTTGCCGTCGGAGAGCTTCGCGTTCTGGCAGCACTTCTCCAACTCCTGCCTGCACTCCTCATACATTTCCGGAGTGATTCTGACAACCTTACTCATGCGCTTCTTCCTCCTTCGTCCCATTTGCTGCCGCCTCCTGTTCCTCAAGCCACTTGATTGCCGCCAACGGCTTGACCACACTGCCGTCTGGCAGTTCGATACAGCGGCTGTTCGTACCGCTGGAGCCATACATCTGTCTCATGAAGGCGCGCATCACGGCGGAGTCACAAAAGTTCAGACTCTTGCAAGACGCGATGCACTGCTCCAGAGCGCCGATGTAGTCGTTCTGCCGCAGGAGATCGTTGATGATTTGCTGATAACCGCCCATACAGCGGTACTGGTTGATGTGCGGGTTTGGCATACACTCGCTGAACTCAGATGCCGGGAAGCTGTGATCCCCCATCGCGGACACGCTGCCGTTCAGGCTGAACCGATACGCCGCGCAGAACTTAATCTTCAAGGTCTCGTCGATGAACACAGCCTTGATAAGTTTTACCATCCGTTCCGGGTCGATGGACGTATACGGGTTCCCGTGGTCGTTGCAGTAGATGTAGCTGGTCTTGTTGTTGAGGACACGCTCGACTGCGTCCTTGTCGAAGTAGGACACATAGTCCTTGACGGAGAAGTACATATCCGAGTCGTTCACTTCCTCCAGATAGAGCTTGGAGTTGCAGAGGAAGTAATCCATGATGTCGGAGTCTTCGCAGCCCTCCGCAATCTTCTGCTCCAGACCGAGGAGCCGGATGCACAGGTCGTTCCGCTTGCGGATCAAGACCCCAATCTGGTTGTTATACCGCTCAATCTCATTGTCGGTGTTCTGGATATTCCCCTTCACCTGCTCACACTCGCGCTGCTCATACCTGGTCTCGAACCCCGCCAACATCTGACGGATACGGGCCGTTCTGAAATCGTACTGCTTGGCGAGCTTTTCGAGGCACTCAAGGTACTTCGTTGACGTTGTCTCACGCAGGGACTGGATCAACGCCATCTCGTCCTCGGAGATACCGACCTCCGGGTTGAAGTACCAGGGCAGAGCGGGCAGGACGGACATCTGGAGATAGTGCATCTTCTTGATGTCCAGGCTCTCCACGAACATGACGACGTTGCGGCGCTCCGGATTGACATAGCAGAGGACCGGGAAGGACTTTTTGAAGAATGCGGTCATCTTCTCCAGGCGGCTATACCCGGAGTACCGGTCGGTGAATCCGGCCTCAATCGCCTTCATGTTGGCAAGGTTGCTCTCCTGGTCGCTCCTGAAATTGTGGACGACGAACAGCCCCTGAGAACCGTCCCTGGTCAGCCTCATGTCGCTGGTGATCGCATCCACACACTGGTTGACGGAGGCTCCGTTGATCTCGCTCTTGCTGTACCGGCTGGTGGTGTAGACGAGCCTGATGGTGTCCTCCGCCTTAATGCGAGGTGCCAGCAGGGCTCTCAGCGTTGCGAGAAACGACACATCCCCCAGGATCGGGTCGCCGGTGATATTGCTGAAATACGAGCTCGCAATATCGCTTGTGAATGGAGTATCTGATATCGTGGTTTTGAACATATAGACACCTCACTTATTTTCTGGATGGTGCCGGAGCCCGGACTCGAACCGGAGTTGGCGCCAATCCACCGCTCCGACATAGGAAGGGCCGCCCGAAGGCGGCCCCTATGTATCCTGCGATCAGGCGTTGTCCGCCTTGACGATGTTGTACAGGAAGCACTTCTCGGTGATCCCGAAGCTGGCGAAGGTCTTGTCCAGGTCGCCGGGCTGCAGGGTGGAACCATCCAGGGTGGTCATACCACGGGTGTAGTCCACACCGTTGGCCTCCAGGCAGGACCGCAGGGTGGTGTTGGCGTCGATGATGACGGACTCGCGCTTGGCATTGTTGCCGACAGTAACCTTGATCATAGTGATATCTCCTTTAATTCATTTATTTTTTGGTTTGAAACCACATATTTAGGGGCGACTTCCGCCCAGGTTGAAGACTGGGGCGGGCATCCCGCCCGCCCCGATTTGCCTGACTGAAATCAGGCGACGGTGATGTTGGCCTCGATGGCGGCCTTCTCGGCGGCGACCTCGGCGATGGCGGCGGCGAACTGCTCCTCGACCTTGTTCAGGTTCAGGATGGCGACGCCCACCATATCGGCCACGGCCTTCTTGGCGTCGGTGACGCCGGCGGGCAGGGCCATGGTGATGGTGGCCAGCTTGTCGTCGTCGTGGGTGGTGCTGGCGAAGCTGGCGCCGTAGCGACCGATCTCACCCTTGCCGGTGGTGGAACCGACCTTGAACACGGCCTCCTTCTTGCCGCTGTCGTTGGTCTCGTACAGGACCAGGGCGTTGGGACGATACTTCTCCAGCATCTTGATGTCGTCCAGCTTCTGGGAGGAGGTGATGACGACGGCGTCCCCTGCGATAGTGATCTTTGCCATAACGATACGTCCTTTCATTTTCTGGGCTTTGCCCAATTTTTTATGTACCCGTTGGTTGGTTATCCACCCACGCCACGAGGAGGCCGGGCCGTGTGGGCATGAGAAAGGCCGCCCTTGCCGGACGGCCTCCCATAGAATACGGTATTCTCAATCGGCGGTTTGCCCTCCTTACCGGAGTTGCGAAACCGCCTTGCCGCTTTAGGTACGGGGTTAAAAGCTGAAGCCGAAGGACACGCCAATAGTGTAGCTGGCGCTGCTGTAGCCGGCGTTGCCGCTGCCGCCGACACAACAGAAATTAGTGCTGCTGCTGGAAATAGGAGAACGCGTAGCTCTGTATTCAAGCTCACCGTTGCGGAGCTTGAAGTACGGAACATCCTCCTGCTTGTACCACTCGTACCAATGTCCCTCGCCAGGGGCAGAAAAGATACACCGACCGAAGATTTCTTTTTCAGACAGCACAAAGAACCTGTTGACGGACTCCGTGATATGGTTACTGCGGTCATAGGTCTCCGCTGTCAGCTTTACCACCGGCTCAACAACCTCAATGAGATCGTCGGGGAACAGGCGGAAGATGGAGCCGTCATCGTCATTCATCTGCCTGAACAGGTCGGAACCGCCCCAGTTACCCTGGTTGGTGTCACGCCGATTGATGGAGTAGCGGTCGTTCAGGCAGTTGATGCTCTCCCAGGTAATGGGGCAGAGCCTGCCGTCCGGCGTCTTGTCGTGGTTGAAACCGATGATATGAACGGGGACGATCACGCCGTTTTTCATCTCGATGTTCTTGAAGTCTCCGATGTGGAAAATTTTCGGGGCCATCGTCCCGAAGCCCTTGAGTGACCTCCACGGATAGGAGTCCAGGCAATCAGGCATATTTCACACCTCCTTACGCAAGCGTGTCCTCGTCGTCAATGTCGAGATACGGATACTCGGTGTAAATCTCACTCCCGGTCTCCGGATCTGTTATAAACATGGGGCGGTAGACGGAGACACCGTACTCCGTAGCCAGCATCTCACAGATATTGTCGATGAAATCCGGGATCACATCCTCGCCAAAGAACACGTCGATGTCGTCGCGGTCTGTGCTCAGGAAGACTTCGAGGAAATCGTAGGTCGCCTGGAGAAGCGCATCCTCCCGCTCATACATCTCGTCCTCCCGCTCCTGGCGGGTATCATCCGGGAAGTCGTTGTCCTCTTCAATTCCATAGTTGTACTTCGGCTTGTCGAAAGTAGCGGCTTTGGAGGAGGCGTCGATGACAACGGGGAACAGGTACTTGACATACAGTTTCTTTGCCGTTTCCGTACAGTCATCTTCGGAGACCGCGCCCTCTTCATACAACTTCTGATTATCACGGTAGACGGAGAGGAGCGGGAGACCCTTTTCTTCCGTCAGATACACGGCGTGTTCTGTTTCTTCGTTCTCCGCAATCGCCACCATTTCGTTGGCGAGGCGGTTTTTGTTGAGGTCGAAGAACTTCCAGACCTCCGTAGGCTTTACATGGATGTTGACGCCCATACCGTCACCCTCCTTATTATTTGAATATGTATGGTCCGAGCGGGGAGGCTCGAACTCCCGGCCTCATGGTCCCAAACCACGCGCTCTCCCGGCTGAGCTACGCCCGGTTATTGCCAGCTTTATTCAGTCAACCCGTAGGGTACTGGTAATGAGACTTTTGGAGGAAATATGAAGAAAGCAGGAAACTTTGGCGGGGACGGTAGGATTCGAACCCACGGGAAGCTCAGCACAACCTGCGGTTTTCAGGACCGCTGCCTTCAACCACTCGGCCACGTCCCCACATCTCATATCTCACATACCAAATAGCGTCATCAGCTCACTGTCGTCTGCCTGCTCAAAGTCGGGACCAGCTTTCGGCATGAAGCAGTGGGCACACCAACTGTGCTCACCGTCGTCTATGTCGATAGTGTAGGCGGTCTCGCCTTTCCAGGTGCCGTGTGTCCATGTGATTTTCGCGGTCCTGGAACAGTATTTGTCCATGCTACCTACCCAGGAGAATACGCACTCCCTATACGGCTTATCTACGATACGGACGATGTCGCCGACATCATATTCCGCGCTCCCACCTATCATTGCATTACCCCCATTCCGAGAAGCAAGAAAAGTTCCTCGTCGCTTGCCGTCTCAAGCTCTGTATCGCAGACGTCGCTGACGTGGATACGTTCAGCATCCGGGTAATTCGCAGAAAGGAACGTGTCTTCGAGGAAATCCTCATAGCTTCTGCTTGTCACATACCTGGTTACTTTTTTGTTCGGGCGGAAATGATAGGCGACAAAGTCGTCGTAGCCCATCCACATATAATTCCCAGCTATGTGTTCACCGGAGTTCCACTGATACCCCTCTTTTTCCATGGCTGTCAGCAGTTCTACCGCCTGTGCCTCTGTTTCGCAGTACACATAGATGTCACGGTCGAGCAAAGCCTTTGTATCAATCATGGCCTGTCACCTCTTGAGAGATAAGACCGAAAACCTCCTCAGTCGAATGAAGCACATTGTCGCACAAAACATCGAAGTCTGAAACCACGACATAGCATCCAAGGACATTGATGACTGGACAGAAAGCAACAAACAAAATCTTTACGGCCATGATGACTTTATCGGGCCATAGAAGTTTCTTTTTGCCGGGGCAGTCCGCGCTCTTGAAACCTGGGTGCTTATCATAGAACAAATATATCACCTTGCAGAGAAAGGTGATGAACAAAGCGATGAAAGCCACTGCAACGATGATGTCGAGCGTGAGCAATACTTTCAAGAACCACATATTGTTATCACCCTTTCGCTGCTTTAAGAAGAGGGGCCGCATGGACGGCCCCTCAACCCTTGTTACTTACCGAGCATCGCCTGGAGCTCCTCGATGGACTTGCCCTGGAGGGCTTCGTCCTGCTTGGCCGCGATGATCTCCATGATGCGCTGGTCGCGCTCACGCTTCTCCTTGGCGGACTTGGCCGCGTCACGCTCGGCCAGCTTCACGGCGACGATGTGCCGGACGATGGCGATCTTGGTTTCCAGCTCGGTGTCGGCGGCGGACCGCTCGGACAGCAGGCTCTCCTCGCTCTCCTGCTTCTTCTGAGCGTTCAGCGTCTTGAAAACGCTGTCCAGATTGGTGAGGGACAGGTCCCACAGGTCTTCCACAGAAACCTGACCACGGAAGGGGAAGCGATACTTGTTACGAACAGCAGTTTCAAACATGGTTGTTACCTCCGTTAAAATTTGATGCGGATGATCCGCTCAGAAGCGCCGGTGACACGCACCAGCAGGTCGTTGCGCTTGGTAGACGAGAAGCCCAGGCCGGAGAGCTGGTCGGGGGAGTCCTGGACTGCCATCTGGCTGCCCAACGCCTCAAATACCCGCTTGTGTTTCTCCAGCTCAGGCTTGATGAACTCGTTGTAGAAGCCGTTGGGCTTGTCCGGGTTCACACACCCCTTGAGGAAGAAGAAGTAGTGCCGGTTGCCGATGCCGGTCTGCTCGTCCCAATAGTTGGGAGAGTAGCTAATGACAGAAACGGGAACGAACTGGTTGGAGTTCAGGCCCCACACCTCACGGCTTGATGTGGTGGACGGCAGAAGCTCCCGGATCGTGAAGCCGCCGTGACCGTCGTACTGAACGACAGCGACCTCCACCTTTTCACCGTGGCGGAGAGGCTTGTTGTAGTCATAGGCATAGATTGTGCCGTTGAACTCGATTTCCGCCCGGAACCCGCTCTTGCCTCCACGGTTGGAGTAGCAGTGGACGAAGAATATGTACGTTCCGGCGCACATTTTATCCGTGCTTGCCCATGTGATATTCTCGACGGCGGGGTGTCCCTTGGCCGGGTCGATGATGTCCACATCCAGCCTGCCGTCGGTGGCCTGGCACCGCTTGTGGCCGAAGTAGATGTGGTCTCTCGGCGTTTCACAGTGGGCGTCCAGGTCGTTGCGGTCATAGTCGCTGCCGTCATTCCACTGGATAGAGAAGCGGAGGACTCCGTCCACCTTGCCGCCGGCAGCCTTGACGTTGTCCCGCATGGAGCTGTCAGTCATGTTTCCGGTGTACGCCCAGCTAAAACCGTTGTTCCACTTGAACATACTAGGCGCGTCGGGGTGAACAGGAGCGATAAGGGACATGAGATTGGTGATGTGCCGGTTCTCCAGAAGCACCTCCACGGTGTTTGCGGTAGGCAGGACGTTCTTGACGAACTCCTCAGCCGGAACCTCCTGCACCTTGGTGAACTTCTTGGGATTGACGGCCACATCCTGCTCCATCTTGTCGAACACACTGCCGCCGATACGCTTGGCGGCGTCCTTGTTGGAGAACAGGATATTATTGACGGTGATGTCGTCCAGAGTGGCGAACCGCCTCTCCAGAGAGGGCAGATAGCCCAGGTCGGTGATGGTCTTTTTGGCGTCGTCCAGCATCCGCTTGGTATAGATGGCCTTGGGCCGCTTGTAGTTCTCCGGGGCGACGATGGCCTCGTACTTGCGGACCGCCTCGTCCAGTTCCATACCGGAACTGATGTTGACCAGCAGAGTACCCATGCTGTGGTTGCGGATACGGGTGACGGCGGGACCGGACTTGATGGACTGCTCCCAGGCGAAGTTGTCCTTGAGTTCATCAGGGACCTCGGCATACTTGCGCTGGAGCGTGCGGAAGTTGGTCAGTGCCACTTTCCACTCGCTGCCGCGATAGATGGAGTTCTGAGCGATCAGCTCCAGGACCGTATCGACGGCGTCCTGGGTGATTTCATCCAGAGAACGCTTGAACACCTGCTTGTTGGTGCAGAAGTCGTTTTGGATGTCACCGAGAGAGCGGCCAGAGCGCTCCACCAGGGTACGGGGAAGCTCCAGGTAGAAGTGATCCCATGTGGTGACCCGGCCATCTTCGGCGGTTTCGTAGTTCTTGTCGGTGCCGATCTTGGCAACCTTGGTCAGATACAGACCGGTGACGGCGTGCGCCTTGATGTAGGCGTCCAGAGCATCGACCACGGGCTGATACGCAGGGCTGCCAGTGTCGAACTCCCACAGGGTGTGGACTTTGTTGTCCTTGATGATGACAGCACTGCCGATATTCCGGATGAACTGGCGGCAGCAGGAGCAGTCATGCTCCCTGCGCTTGCGGTAGATCTCGTTCGTTCCCGCCGGGAAGCTGTCGAGATACAGGTTCCAGAGTTCATCCTTGTCCACGGCGACCTCGAACAGCCGCTGGCCGTCGGAGACCATTTGGGCGAAATGTCTCTGGAACTTTGCCTTGAACTCCTTAAACTCCATTGTATTTCCTCCTTATACAATTTTGGATGGTGGAGATAGTCGGACTTGAACCGGCGACCCCCTGCGTGCAAAGCAGGTGCTCTCCCAACTGAGCTATATCCCCATGATCGGCTGGGTTTCCCCAGCCGTATATAAAATCAACTCGCTGCCACCCAGCCAGGTGGTAATCCCTACGGCCACATATTCACCCGATAAACCATTCGTCCTGGGTTTGATAAACCGTTAGAACTTTGTGCTTTTACTGTTGAACTTTGATCCAAAAAGAAGAGCTTTTAACTTTTATCTTTCAGCATTGAGTGTTGAGCCTTGAGCTTTACAGCCGGAGAGGCGGGTCTCACTCTGCCCGCCAAAACAACTATTTGTAATAGGCACCTCCCAATTCAGGTGGAAAGTGTTGTTACAAAACTTTTTGCACCCAAAGCAAAAGTTTTTCATCTTGATTTTGGATAATCAGTCCAAAAGTTGCGCGGTTCTTTTTTACTTTACTTATCTGTATCGCGCTCAAACAGAGAAGGAATATGGTTCAGGGTTTTCGGGTGACAGCGAGGTGATTTGCCTGGTTAATACTCGATCTCGATCTCCGTGATGGCGTTGGACACGGACAGGGCCGCGTCCACCTCGACCATGAAGGTGCTGATGTCGCTCTCCAAGGACTCCATCTGCTCCTTGACCTTGATGGGGTCAACCAGCTCGTAGGTCTGAGCGGCGATGAAGTCGGCCCGGACACGCTTGATGTCTTCGGTCAGGTTCTTGAGATCGGTGGCGTTGCCGTACATACTCTTGATATACTCGTCCGCTCGCTCCTCCAGGGCATCGCCGTTGTTCACGTCGGCGTCGCGCTGCGCCCGCCGGTAGCTGTTGCTCATGACGTTCAGCAGGGACTGGTAGTACCCGATGCCGTGGTTCTTCATCTCGATGGCCTCGGCGACGGTGAACTCGTCGGAACCGATGGTGACCTTGGTGGTGGCGTTGGACATGACCACAGCCCGCTTGATGGCGTCGCGCCGGGCAATGAGGTCACGCACCCGCTGATAGGCGGACTTCATGTTCTCGCAGTATTCCGAAACCGGAATACCGGAGATCTTGGTGTTGGCGTGCTTATTGGCGAGGACGAAGGGAACCTCGGTAGTTGCCTTGGAAATGCGGCTGTCCAGAGTCTTCAACTCGACGAGAGCCTTATGGACAGTCATCTTCTCGGTAGTGCTCATAAACTTTGCTCCTTTAATTTTTAGATTGCAGGCAGAAACCCTCGGCGAACAGCCTGCGACCGGCGCCCCAATGCACTGCATCTGCGCCGTTTCCCTATGTGGTGCAAAAACAGGGCTCAGCCCTGGACTTGCTGTTTTGATACCCGGTCTTTGAGATACTTCCCGGCCTTGAATACCGGGGACCTCCTGGCCGGGATGGGGACTTCCTCGTTGGTCTTTGGATTGCGGCCAACCTTTGCGGCCATAGTCTTAGCCTCGAATGTTCCGAACCCGACGAGCTGCACACGGTCGCCGGACTCCAGCGCGGCGGCAACGGTCTCCAGCGCGGCGTCCAAACACTTTTCCGCAAGCCGTTTGGAGACGCCCGCTCTTTCGGCGATACCGCTCACCAACTCAAACTTATTCATACGGCTCCTCCCTCCGCAACTGCACCTCACTTTCACAGTTATCACACTGGCAGACTTCGGTGTTGCCGTTTTGGTCGAACTCGAACTCACCAAAAAGCAGGAGAACGAGCCCGCAGGTCGGACAGATACCGGAGACGGTGGCGCACTCTTTCACGCGGCATCACCGGCACTCTCTAACTCCTGTTCCGCTTCGTGGATGGTATCGGCGGAAAACAGAAATTCACCGTCGAGAAATACCTCCACATGACCGCGAACCCATCTGAACTCATACCGATCCATACACACCTCCAGAAATTTAATTGGTGCGCCAAGCAAGGCTCGAACCTGCGACACCCGCCTTAAAAGGGCGATGCTCTACCAACTGAGCTATTGGCGCATGGGGGGAAGTTTTACCTCAATGTCCACCGGCCATGACCCCGGCGTCATATCCACTCCAGCTTCCAAGGATGCACGTTCCATTCCCAAAACCCCACGCAGAGACAGCATTTCCTCCACTTGACCACTAAAACCAGGCCCCATGCTCCGCACACTCTCGCAGACGGCTGCGCCCCACATCAGCTTCTGGATTTGGATGCCTCCTTACCTACCTCGCCGGTGTAGGGTCTGAGCGTTAGGCGGAAACCCGCCCCACGGAATCGTACCGTGCCAGCCTCGCGGCCTCGAACCTCGCTTTGAGTATGAAAAAACCACCGGCGAAAACCGGTGGTCATTCATCACGATATGAAATTGTATCAGAGGGGAGTCAGCAGATTGTGGAATGTGAATGTCATTCTGACTTTGTTCTCCCTCAGCGGGTAAATCTCCGTGTTATCGGCGAACTGAGCCGCCTTATTGAACCCGTCCATGTCGGCAATATCAAGAGCCACACCCTCGATCCGAACCACGCCGACATTCGGCTCAAACTCGTGCTGTCTGCACTCGATCTTTGCTTTGCTCCCGGTCTGGCGAAGTATCTTCTTCATCATCGCACCGGAAAACCGCAACTGTTGGACGCGGTCAGGATTGAGAATGGAAACCTCATGTCGCGGCAACGATTGCAGATACTCAATCAGAGCGTCTACTTCCGCGAAATCTTCATCCTCAAACTGCTCCTCGTCAAACTCCTCAGTCTCTCGCAAACTCTCACCTCCCGTGGATAGGAACCGGTCTGATATGTGGCTTGTGAAACCCTATTACAGTATAATCGGGCAAAACCCTTGTGTCAATGTTGTAGATTTACAAGGCCGCTGATACCAAACCCCACTCTGCATTTCTCACGCGGGCTTGTGACCGCCGACGGCTGCATTAGAGCGGTTGGCCTCCCACCTCGTTTACCGCCGCTCCCCAGGTTACGGCGCACCAACCATATGCAAGAAAAATGGAGGAAAGAAAACACAGTGTTATACGCAGCTCAACAAACTGCGGTTTTATGCGGCCAATTCCTCGAATAACAGGCCGACCATTTCTCCGGGCGTTTCCATATCTTCCGCATACCGGGGAAGAAACAGACTCGCAATACCAAAGGAACACAGATAGAACGGGAACAGGACCGCGAACAGAACGGCCATCAGAAACTTGCGGACCATAGGCTCAACCCCAGTAGTCGCCCATGTAGGTGGTGCCGCCATCGGAGTGATGGTGCCATACCCGGAAACCCTGGGAAACCCAGCGCTCAGCCACAGACCGGCTGAACGTCTTTTCGCCCGTCCGGGCGTTTTCGTAGAACTCGTGCTGATACATCGGCAGACCTCCCCCTCAGCGATGAACGGTTGCGATACCGGTGGCGTTGCAGTTCTCGCCCGTGCAGACGAAAACATTGGTTCCGGCGATGAACTCCATATCAGCGCCGCACTTGCGGCACTTACGGGGACGGGGCGCGGACTCGGAAACCGGCGGCGCGATCTTCATATAGCGCCCCAGCTCAGCGAACGAATTAAACTCCATGATACTCCTCCTCATAAATCATTTGAGTTTTTGGGATGGTGACCCGGATGGGAGTCGAACCCATGCCTCCGGCGTGAAAGGCCGGCGTCTTAACCGCTTGACTACCGGGCCATTACGGTCAAACCAAGACCGCCACGAAACCGGCCATCACCAGACAACCGATGGAGAACGGCAGACCGTACCCGATCAGCTTGGAAATCCTGGCGTTGCGGCGGCGGCGCTTCCGCTGATTGCGGCGGGCGCATTTCTCGCTGTACAGGACAGCCCTCATTTCACGTTCGGACATTCTTATTTACCTCCTATCCATTTTTGGGAAACCGGACTGCATGGTATCGAAAGCGGCGATGTTGGCGGCGTGGACAGCAGCGATAGCGCAACGGTCACACTCGATCCTTATGCCGCGTTCACAGCAGACCCGGCACGAATACTGAAAACTCCGGTTGGCCTCGCGCTTGTTCGTGGCGTCATTCTGGAAACTCACGCCGACCTGCTCAAACTTGGTCACAATATCACCGCTTTCAAACTCGTTTAGGTGGAGCTGTTCATCAAACTCCATTTGACCAATACCTGACGGGGCCAGAACCCTCATATCAAAACGAGGGCAAAAGCAATCCCGTACTCGGACGACAGGCAAAAACCGCGTCCATCGTATGGCACTCCACCGACCGCCCTTTAGGGCGGTTTCGTCTTAATTCTCAAAGACTCGTCAGGGTGGTTTTAGGGAGAGGGAAACCGCCGCGATTACGCGGCGGCCTGTTCCTCGGTCTTGGCCTCGGCCTTGGCCTTAGCCTTGGGAGCCTGATTGACCTTTTTCTCGGCGGGCTTCTCCGCCTTGGGCGCATTGGTCTTCTTGTCGGCGACCCCATCGGTCTGGCGCTTCGTGCGATAGTCCACCGCGTAGCAGGCGCCGGGCGTCACGATACGGTGGCAGACCTCAGCCAGATAGTTCCGGAAAAACCGGTGATTGGCACAGGTCACGGTCAGGGCCGCCCGGTTCTTCTTGCTGTACACGCTCATGAGATAGTTGACATCGTGGCTGGTGGCCTTATAGCCCTCGCCCAGCATTGCGGTCACGACAGTCTGGAGAGTGCGGAGCAGGTTGGTCTTGCTGGTGGGATTTTTGCCCATATCGAAGTCGCGGGCGATCTCGCTCATAGAGTAGCTGTCATTGACAGCTTTCGGGTCGATACCCAAATCCACGCACTTCTGAGCCGTCAGCAGGAAATTCATCTTCATGGCGATATGGGCCCAGTTCTCATTGGCCCCGATGGAGCCGCAGAATTTGTGGAGCTTGAGCAGGTCGATCTGCCGCTCTTTCTCCACGATAGACCGAACGGGAACCTTATCGTCGCCCTTTTTCTCGTCCTTGACGCCGATGGTCACGAAGGACAGGATCTGGACAGCTTTCAGCATGGGGTCCGGGGCCGCCTTGCACTCGGCAAAGCACATATCGCGGACGGTGGCGGTGTACTCATTCACCTTTTCGGTGATGGCGGCATCGGCCTTGGACGCCTCCTCATACTTGCCATTCTGGATGGCCTCATTGTAGGTCTTGCACAGGTTCTCGGCGGCGGACCGAAGCTCAGCCAATTTGGCGGTGCTTTCTTCTCTGGTCATTGGAAATGCCCCTTTCATGTATTTTTGAGCGGTGGTTTATCGCTCAAGAGAACGCCGGGACGATTGCCCCGGCGCTCAATCAACGATAAACCCGGCGGGTGTTCCGGGCCCTGCATTTCGGCGCATGGGCGCAATATGCCCCATGGACGCCGTTGCAGTATTCCTTGGAATGTGTATCGTTTCTGATACCACCCGCTCAGGGGAATTTTCTTGTTTTCGTGATACTCGCCCTCGTCCGGTTTTCGCGCCTTAATGTCCGCTATCGCAACTCCTCGGAGCCTCGATAATAAAGCCGCTCACCCTTGGGTGTCGGCAACAGACAGCACTACTTGCCATCAGGGGACTTTCCCATATAGCCATCAGTTCCGCAAGCCGCGTTTAGGCTCATTGGCACAAACCTCCGGGGATTTTCACAATCTCGAACCCGTGGCCTAACTCCACGGCACCGGCGACGCCCCGTTAGTTCGGGGATACTCGAAAACTTTTAGGCCGTTTTCGTGGCCGACTGCAAGGGGGCTTGCCCTTGCAACCCTTACCGCAAAGGGGCAACCCCCGGCCCCCTTGCCCGGAAACAGGGCGGCGGGGCGGCGGCTGACGGCTTGCGGCGGGGCGGCGTGGGCTTGCCCTTGCAACCCTTACCGCAAAGGGGCAACCCCC